TACCGCTGTTGTCAGGAACGTCCAGTGGACTGCTGGCCTTTTCGGCTAGTGGGGCTGGAACGTTACCGCTGTTGTCAGGAACGTCCAGTGGACTGCTGGCCTTTTCGGCAACAGCGGCGGGCGCTCTGCCTTTGCTGATAGCGTCTGCCAGTGGTGCTGTAGACAGTGATGTCACTGGCAGTGGTGCTGGTGTTCTACCTTTGTTGACAGCTACAGCCAGTGGTGCTGTTGAAACAACTGTCATTGAAGGAGAAGTCGAACTAGCAGCCAGTTTCGACTCTGCAGTTTCGTTCAGCGCTGGCTCTGCAGCAGCTGTCTCACTTTCGGCCTCTTTTGACAGTAAGGTGTCGTCGGAAGCTAGTTTCGACGTTGTGGCTTCGTTCGAAGCATCATACGATGCTGCCGCTAGCTTCGAAGCAGGAGTCGATTGATGGTCAAGACTGGGCTGACCGACACGATCTATGCCGGTAACCGGCGTGTCCTTACCTTCACGATCGAGGACCAGGATGCTGGCGACGGTAGTGCAAAAGACATCACCGGGTTCACTGTGAAGTTCGCGCTCGCTCGTACGGACGCTAATGGTGAGCCAATCACTTCTAGCCCGCTGATTGATCTCAGTTCTTCTGGGTCACAAGTGGTCATTACTGATGCAGCTAATGGTGTTGTACAAGTGACCCTTGGTGGATCAGACACAGACAGTATTGTGCCGGGCGACTACTACTTCGAGCTTGAGGTGTTCGATAGCTCTAGTAACAGCACGGTCGTCGCCGTGGGCACGATGACGATTGAGCCCAACGTGGACAACGCCTGATGGTTACTCTCACAGTCGGCAAGAACAGTTACGGCACGCTCACGGACGCAAACGCCTACCTTGATGAGTCTGCTCGTGCGGCACTCGCCTGGCTGGGTGTGGGCGAAGAAGCCAAAAAGCGAGCGCTCATCACAGCTTACCGACTCATTGAGCGACAAACCTTCCTGGGCACAGCGAAAGGTGTCAACATTATTGATACTGTGGCTGTGAATACGCCTGGTTCAGGTTATGCGCTCAACGATCTCCTCACTGTTAGTGGTGGCACGTTCGGGGAAGCTGCACAGTTGAAAGTTACTGGTGTCTCTGGCGGGGCCATCACTGCTGTTGATCTGATTCATGCCGGCACCTACACAGAAGACCCTTCTTCTCCTGCCTCTGTTAGTGGGGGCAGTGGTTCAGGTGCAGATTTCACAGTCACCTTCAAAGATCAAGTAGCGGACTTTCCTCGTGAGGGTCTGGTAGATGCGGATGGTGATCAGCTAGAGGATGATGAGTATCCGACTGATCTCAAGAGCGCACAGTTTGAACTAGCCTATGAGATTAGTCAAGACACTGGCCTAGAGACACAAGAGAACACAGGCACGAACCGTCGTCGTGTGAAGGCTGGAGAAGTTGAGGTTGAGTTCTTCCAGCCGAAAAGTGGTCTGCGCTTTCCGTTGATTGTGCAGGAGCTCTTACGTCAGTTTCTTACTTCTTCAGCTTCGCTGCCTGTGCCTACTGCTTCGGGCACCGGAGATTCTTCTGTATTCGATGATGAATATGGACTGTCGGATGGGATCTGATGCCTAAGCTTTTTGGGATCGATATAGCTAAGGAAGTGTCTCAGGCTTTCAACAATGGTCGTGACTTGCTTCCTGCCACCCTCATCAAGGTTACTTCTGGTGACCGAACCACGGGATCTTTGACTGGGGGCACAAACCCAACTGAACGAAAGTTCAGTTGTCGTGGGATACGGTCAGCGATTGATCGCAATCGTATCGATGAAACACTGGTTCAGAACGCAACAGACTCTGTGCTGTTGTTAGCTGCGACTTTGCCTTCAAGCATTGTACCAGCAACAGATGACAAAATCATTATTGAAGGTCAAACCTTCTTTGTGGTCAATGTGATGATTGACCCTGCTAGCGCCACCTACACCTGCTTGTCACGTGCATGATTCTTCGCAAACAGACGTTTGAGTTTTCTGAAGAACGTCTTCAGCGCTTGCTTGCACAGGCTGAAGCCCGCTTTCGTAATGCATTTGAAGAAGCCTTACGGATTGTTCGTGACTCACAAGCGCTGAGTGTTGTTGAAGACCTGTTGCGACAAAACAGGGTGGATGAAGCGTTGTTTGCTGCTGAGGTTGCTGCCACCCGGCTTGCAACAGCTTGGGCGCAGGTGTATGTGCTGGCTGGTGGCGCTGTAGTGGATTTTATTGGTGACTCGTTTCGTGTCACAGCTGCATTTGATGTGGTCAATGCACGAGCAGTCCAAGAGCTCCAACAGAATGAGTTCAGGCTCATTCGTGAGTTTGTAGATGAACAACGAAATGCGGTGCGTACTGCTTTGGTGGCAGGGACTGAGCGTGGTCTCAACCCACGTCAGCAAGCACTGCTTTTTCGTGAAAGCCTTGGTCTGACACAGTTTCAGACACGGGCTGTTGAAAACTTCCGGCGGCTTCTTGAAGAAGGTTCTGCTGAAGCACTTACTCGTGAACTACGTGATCGGAGGTTTGATCCAACGGTTCTTGGTGCGATTCGGGGAGATCGAACCCTTTCACGAGACCAGATCAATCGAATGGTTGAGCGCTATCGTGAGCGCTATGTTGCGTTTCGTGGAGAGACAATCTCACGAACGGAAGCATTGTCAGCTGTGCACGCTGGCAGTGATGAAGGGTTTCGACAGGCTATCGAGAACGGCACTCTCGATGCGCAAGAGCTCGAACAACGTTGGAGCACTTCTCAGGATGAACGTGTGCGTGGTTCTCACCGATTTATGCATGGCCAAAGCCGTCCCATTGGTGAGTCCTTCTTGAGTGGTCGTGGAAACCTTCTGCGTTACCCAGGCGACCCTGCGGCTCCGGCTGAAGACTCAATCAAATGCCGTTGTGCGAAGACCACAAGATTTCGTGGCCCTGAGGAGGAGTGATTCGCTATCCTCGTGAGCATTCGATTCGATCAACACCCGTGGCACAGAGAAAGAAGACGAAGCGGAAGGCCCGCAAACAGAAAGTCGCGTCACAGAAGCGAGCTTCTTCCTTGTCTCGAAATCAGAAGTCCCCCACAACTGAACCTCCGGTGAATGACGATTTCCAAGTCGAGACCAAGATCCTAAAGGTCGATCAAGACCTCGGACTTGTGTTTGGTTGGGCCCTGGTCTGTGAAGAAAACGGTGAACCGTATTTCGACACCCAAGGTGATCACATCACAGAAAAGGCCATGCTTGAAGCAGCAGCTGATTTTTGTGAGCATTCACGGGCCAATAAGTCGATGCACGAAGGGGAGGTTCGTGGGCCGGTTGTCTTCACCTGGCCACTAACGAAAGAAGTTGCGAAAGCTTTCAACATCCAGACAGACCGCACAGGCCTGATGATTGCTGTCAAGCCCGACACTGAATCTCTTGAAAAGTTCAAGCAGGGGGAATACCGCATGTTCAGCATTGGCGGATGTCGTATTCCCTCGAAAACTGAGGAGGTTGAGTGATGGCTCGTAAACGGCGCATTCTCCATGGCCTGAAGATTGATGAGATCAGCAGTGTTGATAAGGGTGCACAAGGTGGCGCTTATGCAGTGCTGATGAAGCGGGATACTGGAGAGGGGGGTGGTGGCAAGTATGGCGAAGAAGAGGAAGAGGGTGTAGGTAAGAGCATGGGGCTGGACGAGAGCTTCATGATGCCGCGTCTATTGACAGATGTTGATGGACACAGCCACCTGATTGATCTCGCTGACCGTGCCGGCATGAGCACCTGGGATGTGGCGGAAGGCGAAGAAATAGGGCACCGCCACAGTTGGGTGATGAATGATGATGGCTCAGTTACTGTCGGCGCTGCTTCTGGTCACACCCACCAAGTGATCATGAAGCGGGCTCTCAAATCACCGCCGGTACAAAGCGCTGAACAAAGTTTTGCGAAGGTGTTGCCTAAGCCTCGCGAAAATGAGGATCGCAATGGCTTCGTCTCACGTTTCATGTCAAACGAAACGGCTAAGCGTGAGTTCCCTGATCGCGACCAACGGCTAGCGGTCGCAAACAGTCGATTCCGCGCAGAGAAGCGGGACATCAACGGAGAAAGTGGAATGTCTGATAAAAAGAATCAGAACCAAGACACGCCCAGTGGGGACGTTCAAAAGCAGTTGGGCGACCTGCAGAAGCGGCTTGAGCGGTCGGAGGCTTTCGGTGCCCTTACTGATGCTGAGAAGGCTCACTTCAGTAAGCTATCTGAGGGTGAGCAGTCGCAGTTTCTGAAGCTGTCTGCTGAGCAGCGTAAAGAAGCGCTGAACAAGCAGGCGGATGAGGACCCTGTGATTTACAAGTCTGCAGACGGTATTGAATACCGTAAGAGTGCGGATCCGCAGGTGGTTGCCTTGGCCAAGCGGCTGGATGCGGCCACCAAGGAAGCTCAGCTGGAGAAGGCGGCGCGTGAACATGATCGCCTGAGCAAGCGAGCTGGCAGTGAGCTCAGCCACATTGCTGGTGAGCACGAAGCCAAGGTAGCGCTCTTCAAGGCTGTTGAAGGCATCCAGGACGAGGGCCTGCGTGACAAGGTCACGGAAGTTCTGAAGTCTGCGAACAACCTGGCCGGCCCGGCCTTCCGAAAGGCTGGGCAAAAGGCTTCGATGGCCGGTGAGGGTGGCGATCCGAACGAGGAGCTTGAGAAGCTCGCGAAGCGCTACTCTGAAGAGAACAAGGTGGACCTAGTGCAAGCTCGTGCAGATGTGCTGAACACTCCTGAGGGTACGGCTGCGTATGAGCGTGTGCTTGGTGTTGCCTGATTCAACGAACCCTAACTAAGAGGTCACATCAATGGCGCTCAAGCAAAATCAGCATATCGTCACGATCGAAGCATCTGGCGATCTCAGCTCTTCGCAGTTTCTGTTTGGGGTCATTGACTCCAATGGCCAAGTCGCTGTGGTGAGTTCCGCTGGCGGGGATGCAGATGGCGTGATTGCAAACAAGCCTGACGCTCAAGGTCGGGCGACGGAGTTTGTGATCGGCGGCATCACCAAAGTTACTGCCGGAGGTAGTGTCTCGGCTGGTGACAAAGTGCAATCTGACGCTAGCGGTCAGGCCATCACCGCTGCTTCCGGTGACCACGTAGTGGCCAAGGCTCTCACGGGCGGGGCCAGCGGCGAGGTCATTGAAGTGATTCTCGTTAGCAAGCACATTCTCGCCTGATCTCCAAACACAAGGAGCTACAACAATGTCGCAACCGACGCCGGGCGATGTTCATGTCAATCAACCACTGACGAACATCAGCATTGCCTTTTTGCAGCAGGCCCGTAACTTCATCGCGGACCGGGTGTTTCCGAACATTCCGGTGCAGATGCAGTCGGATCGCTACTACACCTACGATCGCGGGTTCTTCAACCGTGATGAGATGGAAGTCCGTGCTGAGAATGCAGAAAGTGCGGGCTCGGGCTTTGAGGTAGACAACACCCCGAACTACTTCGCGCCGGTGTATGCCTACCACCACGACATCTCGGATCAGCGTCGAGCCAATGCTGACTCTGTCCTACGGCCTGACCGTGAGGCCACGGAGCTGGTCAGCCACAAAGCGCTGATCAAGCGTGAGAAACTGTGGGTCAGCAAGTATTTTGCTGACAGCATCTGGACGTTTGACTACGACGGAGTTGCTTCTTCGCCGAGCACAAACGAGGTTCTGCAATGGAGCGATGACAACTCGACTCCGATTGAAGATGTCACGGCTGCCAAGACGGATGTGCTTGGTATCACGGGCTTTGAGCCGAACAAGCTTGTGCTTGGCCAAGAGGTCTTCGATGCTCTGAAGAACCACCCGGACATCGTTGATCGTGTGAAGTACGGCCAGACGGTGGGCTCGCCGGCCATGATCACGGTGAATGCTCTCGCTGCACTCTTCGAGGTCGATGAAATCTTGATCATGAAGGCGATCGAGAACACGGCTGCTGAAGGTGCCACGAACGCTCACCAGTTCATTGGTGGTAAGAGGGCGCTGCTGGTGTACGCTGCACCGAACCCGGGCATCATGGTTCCGACGGGTGGCTACACCTTCTCGTGGGCAGGCTACCTTGGTGCGGCGGCCAATGGCCAGCGCATCAAGCGATTCCGCATGGAGAGTCGCTCCTCTGATCGGGTGGAGATCGAAATGGCCTTCGATCAGAAGCTCGTTTCGGCGGACATGGGCTTCTTCTGGGACACCATTGTCGCCTGATGCCATGCGATTGCGTGACACCCAGCCCTTTGATGCAACTGCTCCGTTGGTTGCTCGTCGTGACTTCACCTTCAATGGGGTGAAGTTCGCGGCGGGCGAACCTTTCCCTGGAAACAGTGGGGTGGTCTGTTCGGACCGTCGGTTACGTCAAATGTGGGACAATCGTTCGGTCATGCTCAACCCTGATGACCCGGAGCGAAACAACGAGCAACACCGCCTGCCCTTGGCACAGAGACAACCGAACCGGAAACAACGGAAACAGCAGAAACAGCAGAAGACCAGTTGAGGTGGGACTGTGGTTGACCAGATCGACTTGATTGTTGGTGGGCTCGATGTAACTGTCGAGCGAGCCATGAAAGTCGTGACGTTGGAAGCCACAGCGATCCTGATTGAAGAGACTCCGCGCGATACCGGCTGGGCACGGGCCAACTGGGTTCCTCAGATTGGTCAGCCATTTGCAAACACAGCAGGCACTCGTGAGCTTGCTGAGCGAGGCACATTAGACCTAAGTGTTCAACAAGGAGGGGTTGCTGAAGTTGCAACCCAGTATCGTGTTGAACGGGGGAGGGTCTTTATCACGAACAATGTGCCTTACATCCTGCTGCTGAATGAGGGGAGTTCAACACAAGCTCCTGCAGGCTACGTTCAAATCGGACTAGCTAAAGCAGTGAGGAATGCGGAACGGAAGTTGAGGCCGGCTGACTGATGGTGACTTTTTTGGAAGCTGCTGAGTCAGTCTACTCTCGGTTCACAACCAACTGGGGAGATCGCACCCCAGTTGTGTTTGAGAACGAAGCTTTCAACGCTCAAGGTGATGCAGAGTGGGTTAGGCTTTCAGTTCGGGATGTAGAAGAGGCGCAGGAAACACTTGGTCAGCCAGGCAACCGTCGGTTTCGGAGGGCTGCGATTGTTTTCTTGCAAATCTACGCCCCAGAAAATGCGGGTATTGCTTCAGCACGCACACATGCGCAAGTAGCTGCTGGCATTTTTCGCGGCACCCAGTTTGATGGTCTGGACTTTGCTGCCGTGGACATTCGCGCAACTGGACCGACAGGACGTTGGTTCCAGTATCTCATGGAAGCACCGTTCAACTACGAGGAGACTCTGTAATGGCCCGCGTACGGACTAACTTCACCTCACTCGCGGTTGCCACCGAGGCGAGCCTGGGCACTCTGCCTGGCTCTCCCACCTGGTATCTGCTTGAGCCCAACGAGATCAATAACTATGGGGCTGAGCTCAGCAAGGTTGCTCGGAACCCCATTAGTAAGAACCGGCGTCGTCAGAAAGGCACCACCACCGATCTTGACTCTTCGGTCGAGTTCGGTCATGATCTGACAATGGAGTTCTTGAAACTCTTCCTGCCGAAGTTCTTCTTCTCTAGCTACAAGGGCCCTGCTGCTATTGACTCTGTCAATGACACCCTTGTCGCAGCCAAAGACCCTGAAACCACAGGTGATGATGGTTTCACCCATGATGCCCTCAGTGCTGCCTTAGCTAGTGGAACACTCGTCTATACGCGAGGGTTCTCTAACTCTGCCAATAACGGTCTGCATGAAGTGCAGGCTAGTTCCACTACAACTGCCACTCTTGTTGATTCAACCCTGACTGCTGAAAGTCCAACAGCAGCCGGGAACGCAAAGCTGGAAGTTGCTGGGGTTCGTGGTACCTCAAGTGATCTCACCTGGACGGATGCAACCAACACGGTTGGAAGCACCACGTTGGACTTCACAACTCTGAGCCTGACTGTTGGCCAGTTCATTCACATCGGTGGCACGGCGACAGCGAATCAGTTCTCCAACGGAACGGCGTTTGGTCGCATCTCTTCGATCTCTGCCAACTCGTTGGTCTTGGACAAAGTCAAGGGTCCGCTGAAGGACGCAGCGGCAGACCAGACAGGTTCTGGCAAGAGCATTGATCTGCTCTTTGGCCGCTTTGTTCATGACGTAGATGTTGACGACTCTGACTTCCTAGAAGAGTCGGAACAGTTCGAACTTGCTCTGCCCAATCTGCAGAACCCTGACGGAACGGGTGATGAGTACGAGTATGCGGAAGGAAACTTCAACAACCAGCTCGCGTTCAACCTGCCTGGGCAAGACAAGGCAACGGTGACCCCAGGCTTTGTTGGTACCGATACTGACCCGCCTACGACCACTCGCGCCACCAACGCCAGCACGCCGGTAGAGCCCAATGAGACTGACGCCTTCAACACGTCAGCTGACTTCCTCCGGCTTCGCATCACAGAAGTTGACGAGACCGGCCTGACGACGGATTTCAAGACCGCCACGATCACGATCAATAACCAGGCAAGTGCGGAGAAAGCTCTTGCAACCCTGGGCGCGGTGTTCATGAACATCGGCAACATCTTGTTTGATATTGAGGCACAAATCCTGTTCACTGACTCGGATGTTGCAGCTGCGCTCCGCAACAACACGACTGTGACTATGGACTGGGGTCTCAAGAACGATGATGGTGGGTTCATGATGGATGTTCCTGCGCTAACTCTGGGTGGTGGTGGGAAGGACTTTCCTGTCAATGAAACTGTGTTGCTGAACCTGACGGGCGAAACGCATGAAGACCCCACCCTCGGCTATTCTGCTAGCGTCAGTTTGTTCCCGGTTCTGCCTGCCTAGGGACTACTGATCTGAGACAATGCGCGGGCCTCGTTAGACAACGAGGCCCGCGTCATGTCTACAAAGGGAAAGCAATGTCGGATTTCAGCTATCTGAAAGCGTACGAGGTCAAGGCCGGTCAACGAGCGTGGTTCACGTTCCATGAGGTCGAGGGGAAGCCAGCCCTGGAGTGTTTCCCGGCTACTGAAGAGAACAAGAGCTACTACAACGCGCTGTTGAGCCGCTCGCGCAAGATGGCCCGGGCCGCCCGCCGTGGGCAGATGACGGCGAAGATGCTCCAGGAGAACAGGGCAGAGGACCTGGAGCTGTACCCGAAGCATGTGCTGACGGGCCAGTGGCGTGTGCGGGATGCCGGAGGGAATGAGGTACCTTTTTCCCCGGAAGATGCTGAAGCTTTCCTGCGAGCTCTTCCGGGCTGGCTTTTCGATCGTCTGCGCACCTGGTGTGCAGACCCGGGAACGTGGGTTGCTTCAGACGATATCGATGAAGACGACATCGAGGATACTGCGGGAAACTGAAGAAGCGGCTCTTGTGGGAGCTCCGATACCAGCGCGATGGTTGGTCGATTGAGTCGGGGCTAGCAAAGGGCCGCAAGCCACCTTCCTGGTTTTTTGACGAACCTGACCTCCTCCCAGGAGAGGAGCTCTACTATGAAGGATGCACTGATCTGAGCTCAGGACGGCAGCTTGGCATGACCCCAGGGCCGATTCATTGGCTAGACATCGAAGAGTGGGCTATCCGCCATGACTTCACTAAGCCTATGATGAGAGCCTTCAAGCGGATCATGCGGTCCATGGACGAAGGATTCATGGAGTGGACCAAGGAGCAGTCGAAAAAGAGCTCGAGAAGTGGCTGACTTCCGAATCAATGTAGTCGTTGACCCGGCTAACGCTCGGCGTGGCAGTCGTACTGTGCGTCGAGAGTTGCAGGGTGTTGAACGCGCGGCGGATCGTCTTCGGACACAGATTCGTCGCGCGTTCGCGTTCGGGGCGATTGCGTTGGCTGTTCGGCAGGTTACGAACCTGGCAGACTCATTTACGAATCTGCAAAACCGGCTGCGGGTTGTGACAGATGGTCAAGCTGAGTTGACCAATGTCACTGAACGTTTGCTTGGTGTTTCACAGCGCACTCGAGCTTCTTTTGAAAGCACGGTTGAGTTGTTCGCGCGACTAGCTATCAATGCGCGTGAGCTAGGAACAACCCAACAAGAGTTGGTTGGTTTCACACAATCAATCAATCAAGCGATTCTGATCAGCGGTGCTTCTGCAAAAGAAGCTAACGCTGCGCTGATTCAGCTATCACAAGGTCTAGCTTCTGGCTCACTTCGCGGTGATGAGCTTCGTGCGGTCCTTGAGCAGTTGCCAGTTGTTGCTGATGTCATTGCGCAAGAGCTCGGTGTGACTCGAGGCCAGTTGCGCGAGCTGGGCGCTGAGGGTGAGATTACTTCTGAGATTATCATCTCAGCTTTCCAAAATGCACGGGAAGAGCTGGACCAACGCTTTCAGCGCACAATCCCTACTCTTCAGCAGTCGTTCCAGATTCTTCGCAACTCTGCTCAAGTGCTTCTGGGCGAGTTCAATGAGGGTGCTGGTATCACTCGTGGGCTGGCCACAGCCCTACGAGAGCTAGCGCTGAATCTGGGAGAAGTTGTTCGCGTTCTCATTACTGCGGGCACGGTATTTGCTGCGCTTCGTCTAGCACCAGTAGCACAGAACGCATTCAATGCAGCGCAAGCCTTTTTGCAGTTCCGTGCGGCAGTTCGTGCGGGGAATGTAGTTGTTCTTGGATCGGCTGAGGCTCAACGACAACAAGCGGCTGCGCAGGTTGCTTCTATTCAGTCAGATATTGCTAAAACGCGCAGCACCATCAGCCAGGTTGCGGCTGAACGTATGCGGGCGTTGGCGGTAACGAATACGAATGAAGCTTTCTTTGCACAACGGGCGATTGAGGGACAACTCACTGCTCTTCAAGCGCAGCATACCCGACAGACACAAGCGCTCGCTGCAGCACAAACACAGTTAGCTTCAACCACGCGAGCAGCTAACATCGAAGCAAACTTGTTCCGTCGCACGCTGCAACGATCGATTGTGGCTGTTCGTGGGCTAGGTGCGGTGATTGCTGCTAATCCTGTTGGGGCTCTGGTGGTTGGTCTCGCGGCTGTGATCACGCCACTGGTCGTTTTCCGTGATGAGATTCAGCTTTCGGAAGACAGCCTAGCCACGTTAGGTGATCTAGGCGTGGTGGTGTTTGAGCGGTTGCAAAACCTAGCAGCAACTTTTGTCAACTTCTTTGCACCTATTTTTGATGATATTCTCGCTGCGGCGCAACGAGTCTTCCCTGACATTGAAGTTAGCATCCGTGGTATTCTACTAACGGTAGCTGATGTTACTGACAATGTTGTTATCCTGTTCACTGGCTTGTTCACTACAATCACAACCCTCTTTGGTGGTCTGCCAAATGTCATTGGGGAAGTAGCGATCAATGCAGTCAACGGGTTGATTCAGGCTGTTGAAAATGGGATCAACTCAATCCGTGCGCTCATTCAAGCTTTCATTCAAGGCTTACAACAAATCGGATCAGCCGCATTCCGATTTTTCAACGAGTTACAGGCGGCTGCGCGGTTGGCACTTTCTCTAGGTGGGCAGCAAGCTGCTCTGCAGATTGCAGATGAAGCACAAGCCAACTTCCGAGCTCAGGTGGCTGATGCCTTTACTGGGGTACCTGAACGGGTTGCGGACAACTTTGCTGACCTGAGCGAAGAAAACCTGTTCGGCCGACTTGAGAACCCGTTCACTGGGGCTGGTGAACGGCTCGGCAACTCATTGCTTGATGGCCTGTTCTCAGCACTGGACCAGACACCTGCCCGTGACTTTGTAGAGGGGCTCTTGGCTGATGCTGAAGCCCTTGCTGAGGAGCGTCAAGCTGCAGCAGCTGCAGGTGTGGGTGGTGAAGGCGCCGTTGGAGCAGAGGCACAAGACTTGACCGCCTTCAATGAAGTGTTGGCCCAACTGGCCCAGGAAGCTGACCTGTTGCAGTTGGGTAATCGCGAACGGGAAGTTCGTGCTGAACTCTTGCGGATCATCAATGATTTGGAAGAAGAAGGTATCGACCTCACCACGCAAGAGAATCAACAAGCTCTGCAGTTGGTTCAGAGCGAGCTTGAACGACTACAGCGCCTGGCAGATCAAGCGAGGTTGTTGGATGAAATCCGTGGTCCTCGCCAAGATCTCATCAACCAACAACAAACACTCAATGATCTGTTGCGTCAAGGCAAGATCACTGTTGAAGAGTACAACGCAGCGTTGCGAGACAACAGGATCGCGACGGCAGAGCTGAGCAACACGATCGGCTCTGGGCTTGAGAGTGGGCTGTTGAAAGCCCAGAAGAACCTTGAAGATCTTTCTACCTTAGCTGATCAAACTGTCGTCAACGCCTTCCAGAATGCTGAAGATCAGCTTACAAGTTTCCTGACGACAGGTGAAGCAGACTTCTCAGCCTTTGTGGATAGCCTGCTCGCTGATGTAGCTCGGCTGCTTTCACGACAAATCCTGCTCAGCTTGTTTGGTGCTGGTACGACTGGGGGTGGTTTGCTGAGCGCAGCCCTAGGAGTGCAGGCGGCCCAGGCTGGTGGTAACTTCCCGCCCGACCAGCCCCTCCTTGTGGGAGAAGAGGGGCCGGAGATCTTCAACCCGGCTACCTCGGGCCAGGTCATTCCAGCGGCCCCGACGGCCGCATTTGCGGCAGGAACAGCCGCTGGTGGGCAGCAGGCTCCTCCCCAAGTGAGTGTGACTGCTCCGCCGGCCCAGGTGACAGTTGTGAATGTCAGTAGTGAGGAAGAGGTCACTGATGCAATCAACACCCGTGGTGGCACAGAAGCTGTGATCAATGTTGTTCGAAGAAACCGGCGGTTGTTTCAACAGGAGCTCGGCATTCGATGACCTGGAATAGTGGAACAGCAACTGACCGCCTAGACCTACTAGACCAGTTAGTTGAAATCGCCACCAGCCGACACGTGGCTACTGTTGCGGTCAACAATGGTGGCAGCGGCTATGCTGTTGGTGACATTCTTTCGGTTGCAGGTGGTACTGCTTCACACACGGCCACGATTGAGGTGACATCAGTTTCTTCTGGTGTGATAGATGGCGTACGTGTAAATGAAGGTGGTGCATACACGGCAGACCCCACCACCTCTGGCAACTCAGTTACTGGAGGTAGTGGCAGTGGGGCGACCATGGACCTGACCATGGACGACACTGGCTGGACAGTCAATCGGCGCACACAAGAAGCAGCTAGTGCAGCCGTAGGCACAGCTGGCAGCGGCTATAGCGTTAGCGATCAACTATCTGTTAGCGGGGGCTTACAAGGCCACAACGGTGTAACAGCTGTCTTCAACGTAGACAGTGTTGATGGTGGTGGCGGGGTGACTGGTGTTTCTCTTGTTACTGCTGGCAACTATGAAGAGGTACCGGCGAACGATGCTTCTACCACAGGGGGCGGTGGCAGTGGTTGTGAGCTTACTGTGACATGGCAAGACGCCACGTCACAAGAACAAGTGCTCATTATGACTGGCACGGTTTCTGGAACAAATCCCGTGGTCGGTGTCAAGACTTGGCAGGGCCAAAATGTGACTGGCACCGACACAACCTTCAACTGGTCATTGTTCGGAATGACCGCCTACAACAGTGGACTTGAGTTTCAGGACCAGCCCGATATATCGCCTGGGCTAGAAACAGACGGCGCACCAGAAGAAGATGTGCCGGCAGGATCGATTGTGCCGTTGAAAGATCAAGACGCCTTCAACATTGAATGGTGGGTGTCAATCAACGGTCGACGCATTGTGGGTGTGGCTAAGGTCGAATCGGCCACAACTACGCACTACATGCACTTCTACCTGGGCCATCTCAATCCTCTCGGCATCACCTCTGAGCTGCCCTACCCACTCTATGTTGCAGGATCAACCAACCGGCCTCAAGCTGCCTACGATGAAACTGCGGGGCCTGTCGCAGGGCTCAGTGAAGCTATCGCACTAAGTGGTGGTGGCAGCACTGGCCCAGGGCACGCGTGGTCGCCGGCGGGGGAATGGGTTTCATTCCGCAATGCGGAAGTCTTCACTGATACTGACACAACGCCCACTGCCGGTGACCGAGAGAACATCATCTACCCGCTGGGCACACCGAACGTGCCGGTTGATAGTGAAGATGAGATTGTGGCAGACACGGGCGGGGTCGATTGGCAAGATGTCATGTTTGATGACAATGCTGGTGCTTGGGAGGTTTTCCCTTCAGAGGGCACAGAGCGAGTGCTAGTCCCTTGCGTAGTGTTGCGTGCTGATGATCAGGTTTCACCTGAGGTTTACAGTCAACTTGGTGAGCTAGATGGTGTCTTTTGGACTTCTGCTGCAAATGGCGAAAGTTCTGAAGACTTCTTGAGCTCTGGTGATGATCGTTATCGCATTTTCCAAAACGGCAATCGTGTACGCACGTACAGCTTTCTGGCCTTGAAGGAGGATTGAGTTGGCCTACGAAACCGGCACTGCGACAGATCTTGCCGACCTCATCACCAAGCTAAATACGTTCGCCACGTCTAATGGCTGGACGGGTGATGAGCTAGACACAGGTAATGGAGATTGGGCGATTTCCAAGAACACTGTGTTTGTGTCGGCACGTTGGGACACAGCCACCCCACAGCATTTGGCCTTGTATCAGGCACTTGCCTTTGATGGTGCTGGCACCTTGCCTGGCGATCATACGGATGACTCAGGTAATGGGTACAACGATACTAGCTCACATGTTGACACCATCCTGGACAATGAACGCCACGTAACTGATCTAGGTGACGGGCCATTTCCTTCATACCACTTTTTCGAAAATGATTCGAACCCGGCGTACATCCATGTCGTGGTTGAAGTGTCAACCGGCATCTACCGTCACTTTGGCTTTGGGGAACTGAGCAAGGTGGGAACATGGACTGGGGGTGAGTATGTCTATGCCCACTACAACAACAATGGCACCACTAACAAGTTGTCCACTATCTTTGGCACTTTGCTAGATGGGCTTCAAGTAAATGAACAGTTCTGTGCTACTCTTCATTGCGAAGGACTGACAAACCAAGACGCGAGCAGCAAGTGGGGTATTGTGTGGGGCACCACCACCATCACGCCCAGTAATGACAGTGGCGGTAACCCACGCGAGCGGATCCAAGGCGGCTTCCGAGGCGGCCCTACAGCTCGTGCGTTTGGAAACTTCAACGGCTCGAGCCTGACTGGGTTGATTCCTGCCTACAAGATCGGCCTGTGGCACCTCGACAATGACAACAACCGCATGCGCCTTTTGGGGTACCAGGCAGATGTGCGCGGAATCAATATTCGAAACTTCTCTTCTGGACAAGAAGTCACGATTGGTTCGGACACATGGGTGATGTTTCCGTTGCTGTTGCGTAGCACAGACAACGTTGCCTACCACACTGATTACTCAGGCATTGCCTACAAGAAAGTGACTGCGTGATGCTATGGTGAGTTTTGATGGCACCACAGTTACTGAGACAACAGCTTTCAACTCTCCTGGTGTTGCTGGCTTTGAGCACCAAGACTGGCCGCCTAAGCAAGTGGTGCTCAACAGTCCACCAGGATTTGTAGCTTCCGACACACTCACCACAGTAGACCAAAAGTCCTTCACTCAAACTGATCTCGGCTCTGCCACTGAACAGCTTTCTCTAACTTCTGGCATCGATTTCTTTGAAGATGTGCACGTTATTCCAAGGTCATTTGACTTTGGCAACGTGCTGTCTGATCAAACAGGCGCCATCGAAGTTTTCAGTGGCTTCAGAGATTTGGAGATCACATGGTTGACCTTTACCAATGGTGCTGGTGATGGCACTGAGCTAACAGGCGATCCGCCACTTTCGGCGGTAGTTGAGCCTCTGGAAGGCATCCAGATGACTCTGGAGGTCTCTGCTTCGGGTGAGGCGAAAGTTGATGACACACTAGACTTTAGCTTTGACGTTGGTGACATTTCAGTCCCAATCGTCATCAATCGTATCGTCTTGTTTTCAGTTCCTCCTGAGCTCCCCTACACTGAGCTCGTTGAGTTTCTGACAGATGTGCTTGTGCACAAAGATGGTTCTCAACAGCGTATTCGATTGCGCAAGAACCCGCGGCAGATATTCGAATGGGACCTGGTTCTGCTTGATGGGCCTGAGCGAGCGCGTATCCATAACCTGCTGTTCGATTGGCAAGCGCGTGTGTTTGGTGTGCCCGTCTGGCATGACTTGACCAAGCTCACCGCGTCAGTATCTGCAGGCGGAACCACCTTGTCAGTGAAAGACACTGACTACGGCTCATTCCGCGTGGGCGGGTTAGTGCTGCTGTATACGGATCAAACGACATTTGACGTACTAACAGTTTCTGCCCTGACTTCGACTTCGATTACGTTGGAATCGGGTCCTGCTAACTCATATTCCCCCGGCACGATTGTTGCCCCACTGCGTTTAGGACACGCCAGTGCACGGATTCAGGGGCGTCGTTTCCCTGTCAATGCGGCTGAGCTGTCAGTCCGCTTTCGTGTTCTAGACAATGATGCTGATATTGCCAGCACGGCGGCATTTTCAACATACAACAGCAAAGTGCTGCTTGATGGACAAAATGTGGTCAGCGGCACAATGCAAGAGGAGTTCGAGCGAAACATCATTCGGTTTGACCCGCTGACTAATGAGCCATTCCAAGAAAGTCCTTGGGATCGTACCCGACGGGCTAGCCGTAAGGCGTTCTTCGCTATTGGCCGTCAGGCCCGTTGGGAAATACGGCAGCTGCTTCATGACTTAGGCGGGCGACAAACTTCCTTCTATCTACCCACATTTGCAAAGGACCTAGAGCTGGCTGCTGCCTTGGTGGCAGGCACTAGCACGATGACTATCACAAATGTGGGCTACGCTTCCTTTGTGCAGAACAAGCAGCCGCAAAACGAAATCCGGATCCACTTTACAGACGGTACGATGCTTGAGCGTACCATCACGAACTCTATAGAAGTGGACTCTGACACTGAACAGCTTGAACTCGATGCCACTTGGCCGACCAATCGCACAGTGGATGAGATCAAGCGGATCGAATACTTGGAAGAAGTTCATTTCGCTTCTGACACGATTCGCTTCGAACATCAGCTTGGCGCCAGAGCAACCCGTGTTAGCGCGCCTGTCGAAGGTGTGTTCGAATGAGCTTTGACTCTCTTGAAAGTAGTGTTGAAGACAGTGAACCTGTTGAACTTATTGAGATTGTTCTCGGGAGTGAGGTCTTTCGCTACACAAGCACAGAAGATGAAATCACTATCTCTGGCATAACCTATGAGCCAGAGCCAGCAGTACGCAGCAGCATTGGCCAGGGCAGTGAGGAACGAACCAATCGTGTTGAGCTCAGTCTTTCAGGAGACAACACATTTGTTCAGAAATACCTGCCCTCCGTTCCTGGGCAAAAGGCTGTGGTCACCATCATGCGCATTCAACGTGGTGACTTGCCCAGTCCGACGGTGGTTCAGCTCTTCACGGGGGCAGTTCAGAGCGTAGTTTTCACGGATCAGGGCAAGCTAGCGAAGGTGGCGGTTGCTCCTACAGCTTCAGCAGCTTCTCGAACGATCCCCCGCTGGACCTACCAAGGACCTTGCAACAACGTTCTGTATGATGACCTTTGCACGGTGAATCAAGCAGACTTCCTGTTTACTGGGGAAGTGTTGTCTCAAGATGGCAATGACATTGAGGTTGATGGGGCAGATGCTTTTGCTGATGACCACTTCACAGCTGGTTTTGCTGAGGCTTTCGGGGGGACTGACTTTCGGTTGATCACTGACCATGTTGGCACAACCATCACCCTGCTGTTGCCGTTCCCATTTAGTGTTGTGGGAAGCTCAATCAACCTCTTTGCTGGTTGCGATCATTCCATCGCCACTTGTAAGAATAAGTTCGATAATGTGATCAACCACGGCGGGTTCGCCTTCGTCCCCACTGAAAACCCATTCGAGACTGGCATTGGTTGAACCCCTCACAGTCCTTGTCTACATCGCGCTTTTCGTTCTTTCGGAGCTTCTTCGGCCGAAACCGGATAACGAAAATGCGAAGCCAGCCAGCCTAGGCGACTTCAACTTCCCCACAGCTACGGAAGGCCGGCCGGTGCCACTAATCTGGGGCACTGTAGAAATGAAGGGGCCGAATGTGGTGTGGTATGGCGATCTTTTGCAAACTCCGGTCACTGAAAAGATCAAAACAGGTATCTTCGGCTCTGAACAAATCGTTATCGGTTTTCAATACTCCGTTGGTATCCAGTTTGGTCTGTGTCGAGGCCCGGTAGATTCACTGCGGAAAGTTTGGATTGGTGAAGACTTAGTGTTTGACGGTGTTGTTACTGATGGCAACACCGTTGAAGTTGATGAACCCGAGTTGTTCGGGGGCCCCGACCTGGGCAATGGCGGTGTTGTCGGAACACTGCGCTTCTTTGCAGGTTCTGCTGGCCAAGCTCCTTCAAGCTATCTCAGTAGCTTTCAGACAGAAGGGGGTGACACCCCTGGCTACACGAAGACTTGCTACACAGTCTTGGAACAAGGGTATGTGGGCAACAGCACGAACATCAAGCCATGGAGCTTTGAGCTTCGTCGTATCCCCGACGGCCTAGGGCTTGGTGCGAATGCTCTGGTCAACTCAAATGACGCTAACCCTGTGAACGTCATCTATGAGTTGCTCACTGATGAAGAGTGGGGCTTTGCGATTGATGCTTCTGACATCAACACGTCTAACCTCACAACGGCTGCAGGCACCCTGGCCACGGAGGGTAATGGCTTCAGCTTTGTGATGGATCGTCAAATGGAAGCTTCAGAACTACTCAGGCTTCTAGAAGAACAGATCGGGGGTGTTGTTTACCAGAACCCCACGTCAGGTGAGTGGGAAGTAAAACTAGCGCGAGCTGACTACACGATAGCCAGCTTGCGGAAAGTGTTGGTGTCTAATGCTGTTTCTACAGACAACTTCAGCCGTGGTGCCTGGGAAAACACCACGAATGAAGTACGGGTTAGCTACCGTTCACGTGCTGATAGCTACAAAGAAACTTTCGCACCAGCACAAGACCTAGCTAATCTTCGTATTCAGGGTGGTACTCGTGTCATTGCTACTGAAAACTACCCTGGTGTCAAAGATGATGACCTAGCCAGCCAAATCGCTTGGCGTGACTTGAAAACGCTTAGTTTCCCTTTGGCTAAGGCCAAGCTGATTCTAGATCGCTCATTCTACGATCTACTGCCTGGTGAAGTCATTGCTGTTACTGACCCTGACTATAATCTCACAGATCTCCCAATGCGTATTGTGCGGCTCGACATGGGCCGTCTGCTTGACAATGAGATCGTTGTAGATGTCATTCAAGACATCTTCGCATTCCAAGCTGGCGCATTCGCTCCCAACCAACCCACAGGTTGGAGCCCGCCCAGCGATACGCTGAGCGCATTCCCGGCAGATGAGCAGATAGTCTTTGAAGCTCCCCGGGCCATTGTCAAGCGTGACCCCTTTGGCGGTGGGGTCATCTCTGACCGCATCTGGTGCGGTGCTCGCAAGCAAGGAAATGAGGTCAACTTCCTCATTGTAGAACGCCATGATCCCGGCACGCCTTCTGGTGACTTTGAGGATGCGGGTGAAGCCTACTTGTTCTTGCGTATTGGTGAACTAGCCAGTAACCTCGATGTAGGATCTTCTTTCCCACTGTCCACCCTGCTGATCACACCAGCACCCGACTCTCAAGCAGCCATCGAAACAGAGTTCACTGACGGCCTGGGCACAACAGAGGTCGGAGTCAATCTTCAAAACATGATTCTCGTAAATAACGAGTTCATGTTCGCCCAGGGGGGAGCGCAGGACTCTGGTTCTGACGTACAGCTCAACAATGTGTACCGTGGTGTGCTGGACTCTATCCAGCAAAACCACAGTGCCGGCGATACGGTTTGGTTGGTGTTCGCGGGCGGCAGTCTGACTGATGTAAGCTTCCCGGCAGGGGACAACGTAGATATCAAGCTTCTTCCCAACTCGTTGACTGATCTCGTGGCTGAGGCTTCAGCCACGACTGTGCAGATTGCGATGAACGATAGGGTGCGGCGACCCTATCCGCCGAGCTCGATTGCGCTTGAAGGAACACTCTGGGCAAGCTCAGTCTCATTGGAAGCCGACGGCACGGGTGCGGAGTCGTACAACTTTGACGCTACGTTGAACCGGCGGGACTTCCGGACTGAACAAGAGATCGAAGCGCTAACTACGGATGCTGGCGCACTTTTCTCAGATTTCCCGAGTGCTAATAACACGACTCATGATGTAGAAGTTCGTAATGATCCAGACGGCACGAACACCTTGCTGTTCACGCTCAGTGGTTCTTCCCAGGACTTCGAGATCGATCGTATCGATATCCTGAAAGAAACCGACGGTGTCTTACCAACCCGCATGCGGCTAGTGGCTCGAGCGAACCATGACGTTGATGGCAACAACTTCGACTCTCTCCGTGACTTGGCTTGGGACTTTGATGTAACAAGCGCCCTCTCTGGGCAGTTCAACTTTGGCGCACTAGACACCGATGAGACTTCGAACGCCTACACAGTGGATGCTGCAGGTGATCACGACTTCACGCTATCTAGTGCGCTTGTAACCAATGATGTAGAATCCCGAGTGAACGGGGGAGCTTGGTCTACACTTATTGCAGGAGGCAGTACCACAGGTTCAATCAATGGCTTGAGTGTTGCAGACACAGTTGAAATCCGCCACACTGGAGGTGAATCCAGTGTGCTCAAGCATATTGACATGACAGCTCCGGCAACGGGCACTGATGGTTACGGGGTGTTGTTTTCTTGATGCCTCAGTATAACGAACACCCCATCGTGACTATTGTGTTGGCCCTCTTTGGCGCAGGTGGGTTTGGGACAGTTTTCTTTCGTTGGTGGGTGCACCACCGTCGCAACAAAAGGGCAAACAAGGCGGGTGATGCATTCCGTAAGGGCTACGAGGCGTATATGGTGTTGCACCACTTGCTGGGGCACATTGGCGCTTTTCGTGGCACTATCATGATGGCTCACAACAGTGGTGGCGACATCACAGTTCAAAGGCCAACATATGTGACATTGCTTCATGAAGCTATTGAGCGGGGCAATGTCAAGACACGTATCTCTAGTCTTCAGGACACATGGAAGCGCAGACCAGCAGATGAACAATACTGGAAGTTGTTCAATGAACTGTTAGAGAACGGCATTGTGCTGAAACAAACAGACACCCTTCATCTTGACAGCACACTCCGTGACTTGTACGAAAGTCAAAAAGTTCAATCATCTGTTCATGTGTTTTTGTGGACCACAGGAGAGACTTTCTACTTTGTTTCTCTCGAAATGAAAGGGAGCCACCCTGGGCTAACACCCAAAGATCGAGAAATGTTGCGGGCTGCTCGTACCAGGCTGATGTATCTGTTGAAGGGGCCCAACCACCAAAGCAAGGGGGGCTCTCTTCCTCAGCTGTTCACTGCCGAACGACCTGACTCGACCTGACTCGACCTCGCATGACGTTGGAACGACCTTCCAACGGTCGTAACTCCTGTGCCCAGAAGGGCTGCTCGACTCTACTCGACCCCTGCGAGTCAGCCCAGGCGAGCGATGTCGCGAGATGTGCCACCACACTAGATCTCTCTCCTCTCTAGAAGGTCGAGTAGGTCGAGTAGGTCAGGCGGGCGCTGTGGCTAGAAGGGTTTACGACGAACGACCTCAGCCACAGCAAAAGCGCTAGGTCGAGTAGGTCGAGTCAGCTTGCTCGGGTTGCGGGGAGCCCGGAGAGTGGGCCCGTGAGGGCAGCCGGGGGAAGCTTCCGGCTGCTGCTTCCAGGGTCCCTCGCTTCGCAGGACCGTGCGAGAACCCCCACCCGCTGGGCAAAGGCTGTAGTGCCATGGTCGAATACAAGACCGACCCCTTCAATCACCAAAAGGAAGAAGTCGAGAAAAACTGGCGGCGAGAAGCGCATGCGCTCTTCTGGGAGCAAGGCTGTGGAAAGACGAAGCCTGTGCTGGACCAAGCCGCGCGTTTGATTGAATGTGGTGAAATAGATGGGGTGGTCGTGGTGGCACCTAATGGGGTCCACACCAACTGGGCCTTGGATGAGATTCCAGCCCATTTTCCTGATTCTGTTGCAGAGCGCACTTCTGTCTTTTATTGGAGAACGGCGAAGAAAGGAACGAAATGGCATCGACAAGATGCTGAAGTCTGCTTGAAGCATGATGGCCCGGCCATCTTGTGCACGAGCTACGATGCAGTGATGACTCAGCCAGGCGCTGTGTTCATGCGTAAGTTCATGGATAAGCGTCGAGTCATGTTGGTGCTTGATGAAGCACACAAGATCAAGACACCTTCCGCTAAGCGCACACGAAGGGTTACGGCGGCAGGAAAGCACGCACCGTACAGACGGCTTTTGACTGGTACGCCGATATCTAACTCACCATTTGATGTGTTTACCCAGGTGAGGTTCATCAAGCCTGATGCTTGGCTTCCGCTTGGTGTTCGCACCTTTCAAGATTTCAAAACGTTCTTTGGTATTTGGCAAAGAAAGATCACGAAGACCAATGATTCATATGAAGTGTGCGTAGCTTACCGGAACCTTCATCTCTTGAAGGACGTAGTAGCTCAAGTGGGTACTAGGTTGCTGAAGGAGGATGTGCTTGATCTACCTCCGAAGCTTTATTCGAAACGGTATTTTGAACTGGCTCCAGAACAACGTCGTGTGTATGAAGAACTTCAGCAGGAATGTGCTGCTGTCTTAGCTTCCGGTGAGCTGATTAGTGCTCCTCATGTGATTGTTCGTCTTCAACGTTTGCAGCAAGTGGCTTCAAACTATTTGAAAGATGAATCGGGCAACATTCATCGTCTCACAGAGAAAAACCCGCGTATGCGTGTGTTGATGGATGTGGTGGAAGACACCAGCGGCAAGATGCTGGTCTGGGCCAAATACCATCAAGACATTGATGATATTGTGGTAAAGCTGAGGAATGCTGGAATAAAGGCTGTGGTGTATGACGGGCGTTGCTCTGATGAAGACAAGACCAGGGCCCGTAGAGAGTTTCAAGAAGGTGATGCCCAGGTCTTTGTAGGTAATGCAGCCGCAGCAGGCACAGGACTTACGTTGCATGCTGCTAAGACTGTTGTCTACTACAACAACACCTATAACCTACTGGATCGGCAACAAAGTGAAGATCGTGCTCACCGAGCTGGTATGGATGAACATCCGGTGACTTATATTGACCTCGTTGGCGCAGATACGATTGACGAGGCGATTTTGCAAGCACACCGTAATAAGGTGGAGTTGTCCCAGCTCATACTGAGTGACCCCCAGCGTGGCTGGATCTGACTTGCCGTCCCGCCCTTGGCCCAGCAACCTATGTCAGTCGTGTCGGACAACCCCTACGGACAATACGAGACCGGGTCCCCGGAAGAAGTAGAAGAAAAGGATCTCAGAGTCCTTACTTCGTTAGTCGAGGAGCTAAGACGTCGAGAGCGTCTAGCACAAGAGAAGAAAAAGGAAGCCGAAGACGCTGAGGCAGCTGTCCGTGAGCTTTCTGACCGACAGATCCCGGCCCTTATGGATAGGGTGGGGCTAGAGACCCTGACCACTCGCACCGGCCTGCGTGTTACAGTGCGAAAGGATCTGAAATGTTCTGTGCCCAAAGGCAACATGGACAATGTCATTGCTTGGTTGGATAAGAACAACTATTCAGCCAACATCAAACGTCAAGTGGCCGTAGCCTTCAACCGTGGGCAAGAAGAACAGGCACGTCAGTTGATGGCACAGTTGCAGGCTGAGTTCCCTGATGTCAAGGAAGAGCAGCGCATCGAAACAGCTACGCTGAAACGCATTATTCGCCAAGCGTTAGCTGAAGGGAGAGACCTCCCCATGAGCATGTTCGGTGCGTACGAGTTCCGTCGCGCGAAAGTGGAAACCAAATGACGAAGAAGCAACAAGAAGTCTCGAAGAGAGACGAGAAGTCAAACCAGGTCACTACCTACGACTACGGGGAGATGGCGGGTGCTGGCACGGAGAACGTGACAGCAAACGACATCGCCATCCCCTTCCTCAATGTTTTGCAGTCGAACAGCCCTCAGTTGGCTAAGGGTGATCCACAGTATATCGCTGGGGTGGAAGCCGGTGATATTCTGAACCTCGTGACTGGCGAAGTCATTGATGGAGAAGAAGGCTTCTTCTTCGTGCCTGTGTACCGTGACCATTGTGTGGTCGAGTGGGTACCGCGCCAGAAGGGTGGTGGGTTTGTTGCTCGCCATGACCTGGAAGCTGAACCAGTGCTCAAGTCGGAGCCGAACCCTGAGAAGCCGGCACTTCGTGTGGCTCCTAACGGCAACGATCTGCAGGAGACCTACTACCTGTACGGGATGATCATTTCGTCACCGGAAGCTGAGGAGCCTGAAGACTACGGGATCATCGCTTTCAAGAGCACAATGATCAAGACGATCAAGCGTCTCAACTACCGGCTCCAGAAAGTCGAGCTGGGCTTCAACCCACCGCTTTTTGCCCACAGGCTGAAGTTCGCCATCCGCCAAGAATCGAATCGGCATGGCCGATGGTACACCTGGGATGCTGGGTTCGCGGTTGATGATGATATCAAGCGTTCTCTGATTCCGCCCATGCTCGATGGAAAGCCCCACCCCCTGCTGCAAATGGGGAACAAGCTCTACAAGCAGATCAAGAAGGGTGAGGTTGAAGTTGCCTACGACACAGAGAATGCGACTTCCGGTGCGGGTTCAGCCCCGTCCGATGATGTCTTCTGAGCACCACTGAGGGAGCCGTACGAGTCTGCTCGTTGCTTGCGGTAGCAGCCCGGACGGAACCTCCGCGTGGCAGGGCCCGTTGCCCCAGAACCACCTGGGCAACGGGCCCTCTTTCCCCCCATTGTTTCATGAACCACCCTGACTGGTCACCACAGCAAGAACAGGCTTTCCGACAGGTAGCCGAGTGGATTTCTTTTCCTAAAGACAAACAAGTCTTTCGCTTGTTTGGTTATGCGGGTACGGGGAAGACAACCCTCGCTAGGCACCTGGCAGAGCTCGCAGAACCGCCTTACTATTTTGCTACGTTCACAGGCAAGGCAGCTTCGGTCCTTGAGCGTAAGGGGTGCCGTGGGGCTTCTACGATCCATCGTCTTATCTACACACCCAAGGATAAGTCGCGGGCGAAACTAGCTGAGCTAGAGGAACAGCTTGAGAAAGAGGAAGACGAGGACAAAAAGAATGAGCTACGAAAGCTAATCAAGGAAGAAAACGCGAACCTGTCGCGTCCTTCGTTTGTTCTTTCAATCTTGTCCCCGGCCAGAGACGCTAACCTTATTGTCGTTGACGAGGTCTCAATGGTGGGCGAGCCAATGGGGCGAGATCTCCTCAGCTTTGGAAATCCCGTTCTTGTCCTTGGTGATCCTGCTCAGCTCCCGCCTGTTCGTGGGACAGGCTATTTTACTGAACAAGAACCAGATGTTCTTTTGACAGACATTCACCGACAGGCACTCAACTCCCCGATCATTCAGCTGGCCACCAGCATTCGGCAAGGAGAAACTCCTGCTTTTGGTGACTACGGTGAAGCCTGCAAGGTGCTGCCTAAAGGTGTGCTGTCGATTGATGACTTAGCTGGCTTTAGTCAAATCCTCGTGGGTAAGAACAACACGCGGCGAGTGATCAACCACCGCTTGCGAGAAGAGGTCTTCAAACGTGATAGCCACCTACCTGAGCCTGGCGACAAACTGGTCTGCTTGCGTAACAACCATGACCAAGGGTTGTTGAATGGTGGTCTTTGGCACGTGTTGGAATCACAAGTGATTGATGACTTATTCATAGGTCTAACAGTTCAAGACCCTGAATCAGAAGACACGGTGAGCACTGTTGCTCACCGAGCCCCATTTGAAAGCAAGGATATTCCCTTTTACATGCGCAAAGAGGCGGACGAGTTTGATTATGGATATGTTATGACTGTACATAAAGCCCAAGGCTCGCAGTGGAAGAATGTTCTTGTTATTGATGAGAGCCATGTCTTCCCCGGTAGTCGGGACCGTTGGCTCTATACTGCAGTCACCAGGGCAGAAGAAGGGTTGACCATCGTAAGAGAACCGTAAGAGCACTGTAAGAAGCGGGTAACACAGAAACATGAACCGAAAACCGATCACCGTAAGTCCTGGAAACGCCCAGAGCTTACGAATAGTTGTCCTCCCTGGCTTGTCTTCCTTTCTCGCCAGGACATGATTCGAGCAGCCTAGGCAACGGGCCTGGGATCACTGAACCCGAGAAAGGAAGCCGCCATGGCCGCAGTCACCTACGAACGCAGCTCGTCGCAGGACCTCCAGAACATGTCCATCCCCGAGCTGGTCGACATCTACAACCAGATCGCTCAGAAGCCCATCAAGACCTTTCGCACGAAAGCCGACGCAGTGCGTCGGGTGGAGGAGGCGAGGGCGGCTCAAGCGATGGGCTCCACCGAAGTCAAGCGTGCGAAGAAGAAGACCGTGAGCAAGAAGACGGGGAAGAAGAAGAACCAGGACGGGAGCGAAACCTCGGGCCGGCGAGGCCGGCCCCGTGCGCCCTTCAACTACGAACCGAAGGACACCATCAAGTCCCACCGAGAGGGCACGAAGCGGGCCCAGGTCATCGGGATGCTGAGGGAAGGCGCAACGATCGAAGAAATCATGCAGGCCACCGGCTGGAAGTATCGTGACGCCTACGAAGGGGTCAAGCTCATCCACCACCAGGTGGGGTACGGGCTCGAAGAGAAGTCGACTGGCAAGATCTACCTGAAGGGTCGCCCTTGAGGTGTGAAAGACAGCAACTGAGCAAACACATAAATGAAGACCGATTGTGTTCAGTCTTCATGAAAGGTCTTCGCAAGGGTCCAGCGCCAAATGATCAGGGGCCTGTCTGCCTGCTGCAGGCCATCAGTCTTGCCACCACTGGCGAGTTGTCGGAGGTCCCTCAGTGTGTCGCGTGGCCTGACCGCATCTACGGCTTGTGGCTTAGTGATGAGTCATGGCCATCTATGGACAGGCGTGCTCGGGCGCTGTTCTTTCCAGCCATTGCAATGGCGAAGACTGGTGGTACGGATCGCACCCGTTGGGTACGGGCCCTTGCCCAGGGCACGATGCGCCGCATCGTGCCCTGGGGGCTTCGCACGGCGGCAAGCGTCCCCGTCCAGTCCGATGGGCAGGGAGCTGCGTGGCGGTGTGAGGTTGCTGCCGGCTATGCAGCAGCCGCTGCATGGCACGGTTCCGCTGCTGTCCGGTCTAGTGAAGCTGGTGACACCTTAGTTGGTGACGTGCACGCTACGGTCGCCGCAGCCAGGCACTGTGGGAACGCGCTCCACAAAGTTTGCCGAGTCGCCAGTTGCTCTGGTGGGCATTCCTTGGAGTTGTTGATGATAGCTACTGATGTCCTCCTCGATGCCTACCGCGCAGAAAGGCAGGTGTGACTGTGCTGGTCTGCTCTCACAACGGCCACCTGTGGGTGCTGCGCGGCGGTGTGTTCGAATGCGATCGCTGCGGCGCGCGCATGGCCCCGTGTCCGTTCACGTTCAAATACAGTGAGTGCGGTTATGAGGGCCCCATCGCGTCGTGCGGCAAGTCGCTGACCGACTGTCGTGACAGAGGTAACCTGAAACGGTTCGGTGGCTGGCCGATCCCTAAACGAAGCAGACTCGACCGATGAGGCTGACAGACATAGGCGGTGAGCCGTCAACGGCGCGATAAACCGCCGCTCGTCACGCCACAAAACACGAAACACACAGATCGACCATGACCACCTTCCCCCTCGGCAGAGGCGCCGCTGAGCGCGTCTACATCCAGGTGCACTGGTAGTGGCGCGCCTCAACCAGCGAGACTCGACCGAGTCGTTTACCGCGGCCAAGCGGCTGGGCCACCGCATCCGGCGGTGGCGCCATAATCAAGGTCTGGCCCAGTCGGAGGTCGCCCGGCTGCTCGGCGGATATAAAAAGACGGTGAGCCAGTGGGAGCTCGGCCGCTCGCTACCGCATCCGATCTACCTGCGCCGCCTGGCCGCGATGATGGACACGACCGTCGACGGCCTGCTCGACCAGGCTTTCCGCCATCGCAGATGACCGATGAGATTGTTCGACATAGGCGGTGGGCCGCCAGCGTTTGCAGGTGCAACCCGCTGGCTCGTTCACTGGACGACGCACAGGCACAAGTGCGACGAGAGCTGCGAGGATCGCTTCATCGGAGAGTGCTTCGAGGGCAACGACCGGGCGTTCCGTAGCAGGGAGAAAGCGCTTGTATTCGCACAGCATGCGTCTGCACATCTCGATGTCTCGGGTGCGGCTACGCTCGTGCAAGAGGTGTTCGAGCCGATCGACCGAGAGTGCGGTAGCTGGGAGCAGATCGGGAAGCTAATAGAAGTGGAACCAGAAGACCTGGAAACTCGGTCATGAACTCAAACTCTGAGACCCCTCACCAAGACGGTGCAGCACCAACCACCCCTGGGCGAGAGTTGAAAGTTGGACCAGACGTATTGAAGGCGCTACGCCTAATCGATGCAGCCCCTTCAGTGCGTTCACCCATACGCCGACTGCGGGGATGGAAGCACACGAAAGGGAGATGGGCGCGATATTTCGTCATAGCAGTGATAAAAGCCTGTCGTGAAAAGTTGCTGGACTATGACGCAGCACATGACCAAGCAAGATTGACCAGACGAGGGAAGCAGACTCTAGAACAAGCGGCAGCGGCAGAGCGCTATTGGTATAACGCTTGAAATGGGGAAGAGAAACTACAGGCGCTGTGACATTGAATCATTCGGAGAGCACCTAATCTCTTCTGGTGACCTAGATCCTGTGTACGTTGGCTTAGTGAAAGCTGACCTGCCGCAAGATGTAACTGAGCGTTGGCTGTTAGCATATTGGTTTTTCTACGACTGTGGTGTGGCCAGCTGGCTTTCAGAGTTCAAGGGTGAAGACTTCTGGCACTGGGCGCATACCGCAGCACGTAATGAGAAGCCAACGCCGCATGGCACACGATGGCCTCGTGGCCATGAACGACGACACGCGAGAGGCGCTCAAGGCATTCGCATGGTTGAAGCTATGCAATCTCGGTACGCTCAACCTGAGCAAGCTGTTCGGCACATGGCTGGGAAGCCCGAGGTTCAGACTTGCGGGGCTGTGATGCAACGTGTCACTGAGCACTACCTATTTGGCAACTGGATTGCATTCAAGGTTGCTGACATGGTTGAGCGTGTGCTGCACTACCCAGTAACATTTGATGAAGCGCATGTTTTCATGTTCAAGGACCCCGTGAAGGCAGCTGTGATGCTCTGGAGAGCAAAGCACAAACTGCCAGAAACCGCTAAGCCACGAAACCTCAATCGTGTGCTTGATGAAGTAGTCACGTATCTAGCAGACTATTTCAACAACTGGGGTTATCAGGCACCCCCGCTACGAGACCGCCCCATTGGGCTCCAGGAAGTAGAGACAGTGCTCTGTAAGTGGAAGTCTCACATGAATGGGCACTACCCTTTCTTCAACGACACAACTGAGATTCTAAAGGGCGTAGAACCTTGGTGTGCGCGAAGTGGTGTGGCCGACACGTTTCTAGAATCATTGCCAACCCAGGAGGCATAATGGATCCGATAGACATCCACAGGCTTGATCAAGCCCTGGCAAAGATCCAAGAGCATGTTGTACCGACATACGCTAGCATCTTTCGTGCATTTTGCGGTGAAGAAAACGTAACCCGTGAGGAAGCCTTAGCCATGACTTGTGCGCTAATGCAGGTGACCATGCAGCAAGCTCGAGAGAAAAAGCGTGGGAAAGACAACCCCTGATGCATGTAGCGATTATTGGCGCCGGTATTTTTGGCACCACCATTGCTCAGACCATGTCCCGCCTGGGCAACAAGGTTGTTGTCTATGATGACAAACAGCCAGAAGCAGGAACCCGAGCGAGTGGGTTCCTGATGAAACCGAGTTGGTTCTCCAAGATGAACAAGGAGGACTACTCCCTAGGCTTAGGGGTTCTCGATACCCTGTATGGCTTGGAAGAGCTCACGTTCAGAGTGAAGCCTTCTAGGCGCACAGCTAAGGTGTTCCGTGTACCGCCCCACAAAGTTGACATAGCTCGTGTGTGCCACCATTCTGGTCGAATGATCGAAGTTAGATACGAAAGGGTCACGCGTGTTTCAACTGGGTGGTTGGCTACTGCAAATCACTCACACGCCCATGAATACGATGTCATCATCGTTGCTGCAGGTTACTGGACCCCCTACCTGATCGAACAGCTTCTTGGGCAGGTCAGCGGAAAGAAGGGCATTGCCTTTCGCTACACAGGGGTGAGAACAGAACCCTTCATCCAGCCCTGGGCACCCTACAAACAGATTGTCGCTTGCCCAGAAGGGGAGCATGTGGTCTGGGCTGGTGATGGCACGGCAATCAAGCCAGAAAACTGGACCCTTGAACGTCAGAAAGAATCTGAACTCCGTGTGCAGAAGGCACTAGGAGCGCAAAGCCACCCACTCCGACTCCTGGGCATTCGGCCTGTCACAAAACAAAAGGCACCTTGTCTTCTGGAAGAGTTCGGGCGTAATCTGTGGGCTGTGACAGGCGGCTCTAAGAATGGAACGCTCGCTGCAGGGTGGGCAGCAGGCATGTTGCAGAAGCATTACGCATGAAGGTGGTCCAGGCTTCCCGTCGTGATCATGATGCGTTAGTGAAACTAGCGCGGTCATCAAGATACACACGTGACTTCTCTAACCACATGTTCAGTGGAGAATCTGCATATGAAAAGGGGTGGATTCGTAAGCTGGTGGGGGGAGGCAAACTGCTCGGATTCACCTGTGTGAGGCATAAGGTTCGGCAGCCGGAGACAACGCTCTACTTCATCGCGATAGATCCGGACCACAAGAGAAAAGGGCTGGGGACTCTGCTTCTTCAAGATTTGATGAACCAGACCCCCCATGGCAGAATCGTGCTGAATGTCATGAAAGATAATGAGGAAGCACGCTCCTTCTACCGGAAACACAGGTTTACAGAAGAAGGTGAAGCACTGAAGGGTGAAGGAGTGAAGCTGGTATGGACGAGCGACCGTTCCTAGAGGACGTTGAAGAGATTGTTGAGAGGATGAGTTGTGGCTGCATGGTTGTGAGGGTGAAGAACATAGATGAGCTACAATGTTCACCGTGCTTGTCTTGTGCTCTGACTCAGGCTGGTCACGCACTCATCGCTGCTGCAGCTAGGCTGCGATACGACCAAGAGACACTGATGAATCGGGTGCGCGGCTCAAACCATGACCAGAAACCCAGTTGATGATCATCAATATCAGAGGCACCAGCGGTAGTGGGAAGTCCACCCTGGTTCGTGAGGTTATGAGCCTGTACGATCGCCGCATCGCTTTCAAGGAGGAAGGCCGACGACGCCCACTGGGCTACGTCTGTTACCGTGATAGGGGGCGCCCGCTCGCCGTTCTGGGGCACTACGAGACGGACTGTGGTGGGTGCGACACGATCCCTAAGCTCGATCGCATCTTTGAGCTCGTGGGCACCAACCATGAAATGGGTCGAGATGTGTTATTCGAAGGTCTACTCGTCAACTCAGACCGCAACCGGACTATCGAACTAGACGGTCTATTCCCGTTGATCGTCGTGACGCTGAACACATCGATCGAAACCTGCCTGGCATCCGTAAACGAGCGCCGCCAACGCCGCGCCGCCCGCCTGGGCAAAGAGCTCGGACCAGTGAACCCTCGAAACACAGAGACAAAACACAAGCTTGCTCTGAAGAACCACGAGAAGTTCACAGAGGCTGGCCTGGCAACTTTTCTCACTAATCGCGAAGGAGCACGACAAGTGATTGAGGAGACACTGCAGTTGTGCTAAACCTGAAGAAGAAGGAGGACTTCTTCGCTTTCGCAAGAGAGCGGTACAAAATCTTCCTCAAGAAACAAACAGAGCCCTGGCCTTGGACTACTGATCCTGTGTTACAGGAGTTCCGCTTCTGTAATGTGTTTCGCGAAGATGATACCACCACTGTGTGGTTTCGGGAAAATCTTCGCGAGCCCCTCAAGAGCCAGCTAGGTGTGGTGTTCGCTACGGTTGCTTTTCGGTGGTTCAACCGTATTGAAACAGGTGCTGTCTTGAAGCCACTACTTCTGGATTGGCAGCACTGGTCAGAAGCCAGAGCTGAAGCTGCGCTCACAAGACACAAGCAACAAAACAACTGCCCTTTGTTTACTGGCGCCTATGTGATCAAATCACCGGATGGCAAAAGTAAGCTCAAGGGCATTCTAGATTGCATCACTTACTTTCACGCTCATTTCCCAGAAGAGCTGGGTGGTAAGCAAGAATCCCTAGAAGACACCCACCGCCGACTTATGGGCTTCCCCTACCTGGGCAGGTTCATGGCGTATGAAGTAGTGACGGATTTGCGGCACACAGCTTATTTGGAGCATGCTGAAGATACCAACTCATGGGCTTCTGCTGGCCCAGGTTGTGCGCGTGGGTTGGGGTGGGTTTACGCAGACAAGCCGGACGTCTGGAACTACAACAGCCGACCCCAGCAAACAGCAATGCTGGGTGTTATGAGGGAGCTGTTGAACATGAGCCGTGAACAACACCACTGGCCTAGGCACTGGCCGCAGTGGGAAATGCGTGAAGTTGAACATGTGTTGTGTGAATACGACAAATACCGCAGAGCTCAAGCAGGTGAGCGACTCAAACGTCGATACATAGTCAAGGGTTGAACAATGATCACAATCAACGCACGTAATGCCCACCTAGCGCTCCCGGAAGCATGCCGATTCATCTTGAAATATGGTGAGAAGAGGGAAACACGTAACGGCGTTGTGCTTCAAATGCCAGCGCCATTGACCACATGCTATGGCGCACCTGTAGAGCGCGTGGTGTTCTGGCCAGAGCGAGATGCGAATCCGTTCTTCCATCTTTTCGAAGCCCTCTGGATGCTCGCTGGACGGAGAGATGTGGCCTTTGTGTCAGCGTTCAACTCCAACATCAGCAAGTATTCAGATGATGGAGAAGTTTTCCATGGGGCGTATGGCTATCGGTGGAAGAGCCATTTTGACGTGAACCAACTGGGGTCGATTGCTTTCGCGCTGAAACGCAACCCACAGTGCCGTCGCCAAGTGTTAGCGATGTGGGACCCCAAGGCTGACCTAGGAAACGCTGATTCTCGTGACTTACCTTGCAACACGCACGCCTACTTCCAGGTTGCTGCAGATGGGAAGCTAGACATGATGGTGTGCAATCGTTCCAACGACCTCATTTGGGGTAAGTATGGCGCCAACGTTGTGCACTTCAGCTTCTTGCTGGAATACATGGCTGCATTGATCATGCGACCCCCGGGACGCTACTGGCACACCACCTTCAACGCACATGTCTACCTTGAACCCCACCAGGACATGGTAAACACACTAGCGCAAAAAGCCGGTGAACCGCCTTCCCCAGGGCCTGTTTCACCTTACGAAGACCCTGGTGTAAACAGAGTGCCACTAGTAGGTCTGCGCCCAGGATCTTGGCTGCGTGAACTGAACCAGTTCTTTGACTGGGCAGAAGGTAGGATCGCTGAGCCTGAGTTCGTAGATACGTTTTTTCGGACTGTTGCAGTCCCGTACCTTCGTGCATGGCGAGCCTTCAAATCAAAGTCTGAGGTTCGATTCACAACAGCTCAACGTGAGCTTCGCGCCTGTGGCAGTCAAGACTGGTTCCTGGCCGCGTATCAATGGCTTGACAGGAGAGCAAAGAAGTGGGAAGAGAAGAGAAAGCAGCAGAAGAAGTAATCCGAAAAATCATGACAGTTCGGGAGGGTGGGCATGTTCAGCGATGCCATGTGCTGCCCAAGGTGGGAGACTATTCTGTCGGTAAGCACTCATATGATGCGCTAAGTCTTCTGCTGGTTCTACACCCAGACCCCACACGCAGGCTGATCTGCTCTGTTCTATGGCATGATGTGCCTGAACGTTGGACAGGCGATATCCCAGCACCTGTAAAGTGGGGTGATGCATCTATAGCTCAAGGACTCAAGCGAGTTGAGCAGTTTGTGTATGCAGGTCTCCCCTGCAGACCCTGTCTTGGGCTAACTGATAATGAACAAGACTGGCTTGACGCTGTTGACAAGCTGGAGTTGTTCTTGTGGTGCCGAGAACAAGAAGCCTTTGGCAACACCATGGTTTCCAAGATGAAAGATGCGGTTGAATCCTGGTTTGCCAGAAACAGTCATCGTGTTCCCCACCAGTGTGGTTGGCTTTACAACAAGATCGTTCAAGACAAGCACAGGAGGCTGTCTGATGAGCTCCCAAGATAAAACCTACAATCACATGGACTACATCCAGCCTGTCGTAGATGCGGATGTGCAACGTCTTCGAAACAAAGAAGAACAGTATGGCTCTTCCTGGAAGAAGCGCGGTGGGGTTGGCGCATTCATGATGCTCGCGCGCAAGTGGGACCGTATCGAAAATCAGATCACACAAGCGAATCTCCAGGTCGATCGCTGGGACATTCTTGAGGCAGCTTTCAGCGATGCTCTGCACACAGGACAGAACAGCGACAACCTGCTTGACGACATAGCTGATCTTCGGTCCTACTTGCTACTTATTGAGGCAGAGGTCCGCTGCAAGCTAGACCAACATGAGGACGGCACAGAGTCAACCGCCACTACCTTTCAGTGAGATAAATGACCCAGCTTCCTCTCTTCCAGCCGAGCTCTTCCTGGACCTTCCCCAACCCAGCCAGGCTCCCCTCCTGGGCAGGGGCCCGACGAGTAGCAGTGGACGTAGAGACACGCGATGAGCAGCTGCGCGAGCTAGGGCCTGGGGTGCGGCGGCCGGGCTGCTATGTGGTGGGCGTGTCATTTGCCATTGAAGACGGGCCTTGCTGCTATCTTCCAATACGGCATGCCACGGGCATCAATCTTGATGAAGATGTAGTTCTGAGCTATCTTCGTGATCAAGCGAAGGTCTTCAAGGGTGAGTTGGTTGGGGCCAATCTCTCGTATGACCTTGACTATCTTGAAGAAGAGGGTGTTCGGTTTCATCAAGCTCGTTGTTGCGACATCCAACTCAACGAGCCGTTGATTGATGACTTACAAGACAGCTACAGCATGGACGCCATCGCTGAGCGGCGTGGGATTCCTGGCAAAGACCAAACCTTGCTTCAGGAAGCTGCCAAGGCATATGGTCTGAACCCGAAGCGTGACTTGTGGCGCCTTCCCCCTGAGTATGTCGGCCCTTACGGTGAACAGGATGTTCTGTTGCCGCTACAGATTTTGCGACAGCAAGAAGCTGACATAGAACAGAAGAACCTACAACAGATTGTTGACTTAGAATCACGGCTTTTGCCGATTACAGTTCAGATGCGGCGCCGTGGTGTGCGCATTGATTTCAAGCGTCTAGAAGAAGTGCAGTCTTGGGCACTTCAAAAGGAAAGAGAAAAACTTGCAGAAATCAGACGGTTGACAGATGTTTCGCTCACACCTGATGATGTCTGGAAAGCTGAAGCGTTAGCCCAGCCGTTGCGCCAGATTGGCATTGAGCCACCCACCACGCCGAAGACAAACAAGCCTTCTATCAGAGGGCTTTGGCTCGAGACGATTGACCACGATGTCGCAAAGTTGATCATCCGAGCCCGGAAGTTCAATAAGCTGCGTACGACCTTTGCAGCTTCGATTATTCGTCATTCAATCAATGGTCGTATTCATTGCACCTTCAATCAGTTACGTGGCCCCAAAAGCGATGAAGATGATTCTGAGCAAGGCGCCCGTTGGGGCAGGATGAGTTGTGTAGACCCAAACCTACAACAACAGATATCGCCTGATAAGGACCCTGAGATTGGTAAGCCTTGGCGATCTATCTACGTTCCTGAAGAAGGTTGCGAGTGGCTGTGTGCAGACTATTCTCAACAAGAACCACGTTGGTCTGTGCATTATGCAGAACAAGCCGATTGCTCTGGCGCCAGAGAAGCAGCGGAGCGGTACCGCTCTGACCCTGACTCTGACTTCCACAGCATGATGGTTGAGCTCACTGGATTGAAGCGCAGCTTTGCAAAGATCATCTTCCTGGGACTAATCTACGGGATGGGTGAAGCTAAGCTCTGCCACCAGGCAGGACTAGAAACCAAATGGGTGTTTTCTAAGCGAAGGCAAAAGATGGTCGAAATCGCTGGTCCTAAAGGACAAGCCATCCTGGAACAGTTTCACAGGCGCGTGCCCTGGGCGAGGCAAATCGCCGACATCGCAAAAGAAAAGGCCAACAACACAGGCAGCATTCGAACGATTCTAGGACGGATGTGCCATTTCCCTCCTCTGCCGCCCGATGAACACGGCAACCCGCGACATGATTGGACGCACAAGGCGCTCAATCGTGCTGTGCAGGGTTCTTCTGGCGACCAAACAAAGATGGCGCTCATCTTAGCAGAAGAAGCAGGTTTCAAAGTTCAGCTTCAAGTGCATGATGAGCTAGACCTGAGTGTTTCAGATCGAAAACAAAGTGAAGAACTAGCAGAAATCATGCGCAAGGGTGTTGAATGCAGTGTCCCACACAAGGTTGACCTAGAACATGGGCCTTCATGGGGTGAAATAGAGAAGGTGGGATAACTAGCACATGATAGATATCATGTTCTCATGTCAGAAAAGGCAATGCGCCAAAAGGTGGTTCGAGCATTACGCCCACTAGATGCGATAAGCGTCGAGAACAAAGTGTACCCAGGCACGCCGGATGTCAACTACGTTGAAGGGTGGATAGAGTTGAAGAAGGCTGGTCGTTGGCCGAGAAGTGCCAAAACCACATTGAAGATTCCACACTTCACACCGCATCAACGTGAGTGGCTTCGTCGTAGGCATGCTGCTAAAGGAAAGGCCCACTTGTTGTTACAAGTTCGCCAGGACTGGTTGTTGTTTGAAGGGGATGTTGCGGCCAAAATAGTCGGACTCGCTACGCGCGAAATGTTACTGAAGAAGGCAACCAAGGTTTGGTTGGGTGGACTCAAGGAAGAGGAGCTGAAACATTGTCTGTTATCAACAAGACGCTGACGTCGGGTGAGCGTCTACTTATTGCGCGCCGGCGCATGGGGCTGACTCAACGAAAAGCAGCGGAGAAATATGGGGTCTCCCTGCACACCTACCGCATGTGGGAGACTGATCAAGAGAAAGGCCCCAAGCCGCTCAAGCCTTTGAAGCAGCTCAAAGACCATGAGCGTTGTTTCATTGCACGTCGTCGTGCAGGGGAAACCATTGAAACAACAGCCGCAACGCTAGGGGTTTGTCGATATTGGGTTTACTGCATGGAGAAGGGTGATGCGCCTGTCGATCGGCTGCTGACACACTGGTCGATGTGAGCCCGCCGCGGCCGGACTATGCGCGCTCACTTGATTTCCTGAAATGGTGGGCGCATAAAGGCTTCTGGGTTCTGACCGCAATCCACCCTGAAACAGGCGGGATTGAAACACGCACATTCTCGCCAGACCAGGAACAACAAGCACAGGGTTGGCTGGAGAAGAAGGGGCAAGAGCACAACCTCTACTTCTCCGTCAACCCTGTTCTTCGTAAGCTACGTAAGAAACCCTTGAAAGTCGACATAGCAGCCATGGCATGGCTGCATGTTGATGTTGACCCCCAGATTAGTGAAGACCTTGAAACTGAGGAAGAGCGTCTCGAAGCTATCAAACAAGAACAAGCGCGCATCCTCACACTCTTTCAAGAAACCCCAAAGAACATCCCACCGCCCACTTGCCTTGTTTTCTCTGGCGGTGGTTACCAAGGCTTCTGGAAACTAAAGAAGCCCATTCGACTTGATGGGCAAGAAAAGCTAGCTGAAGAAGCAGAACGCTATAATCGAGAACTAGAAGCGTGTTTTGGCGCTGATCCTTGTCATAATGTGGACAGGATCATGCGCCTGCCAGGTAGCATCAACTGGCCCAACGAAAAGAAGCGGAAGAAGGGTCGTAAGCCTGCCTTGGCCCAGCTGGTCGAGGCGCATGAAGACCGAGCCTACAGCCTCAGCTCATTCGCCCAGGCTCGCCCTCTGGGCGAGCAGGCGCCGAGCTCCGCAAGTCGCAATGGCACTGCGACAGCTATTCCGACAGCTCGTCAGGTAGAGCTAGATGAGCTGCCCCGGGCGGTGCCGGACAATGTGAAAGCAGCTATTCGTGAAGGTAAGGATCCAGAAGATCCGTCTAAGCACCCTTCGCGTAGTGAGTGGTTGTTCTGGGTTTGTTGTGAACTGGTTCGCTCAGAAGTTGATGACGATACGATCTTTTCGCTGATCACTGACAAACGCTATCGAATCAGTGACTCGGTGTATGACTATGGTGGCCGTGCCCAGCGGTATGCTGCGCGACAGGTTAGGCGTGCCAGAGACCATGCTGTAGACCCCTCACTGTCAGAACTGAATGACAAGCACGCTGTGATTGAAAGCGTGGGGGGCCGATGCCGGATCATTAGTGAAGAGCATGATCCGGCACTGAATCGTTCAAGAGTGACTTTTCAGTCTTTTGCTGACTTTCGTAATCGTTACTGCCATCGCAACATTGAATATGCCGGGCCGAAAGGAAAAGTGGTTCAGGTGCCACTGGGGCATTGGTGGGTTCACCATAGCCGCAGGCGCCAATACGACACGATTGTGTTCGTTCCAGGAAAGGAAGTTGAGCTCAGCTACAACCTGTGGCAAGGCTATCCATATGAGCCTGAGCCAGGCGACTGCAGCCTGTACCTAGAACACATCAAGCAAAACATCTGTCAAAGTAACGAAGAACACTTCGACTATTTGATCCGTTGGATGGCTAATGCTATCCAACACCCAGACAGCCCTGGGCATGTGGCTGTCGTGTTACGAGGAAGGCAAGGCACTGGAAAAGGTGTGTTTGCCCGTAACTTCATGCGCTTGTTTGGTCGCCACTATATGCATATCAGTGACCCCAAGCACTTGGTAGGAAACTTCAATGCGCACTTACGTGATTGTGTGCTTCTGTTTGCTGATGAAGCATTTTACGCAGGAGACCGGCGTCATGAAAGTGTGCTCAAGATGCTGGTTACGGAAGAAAACATTACTGTCGAGTTGAAGGGTGTTGATGCTGAGGCGGCACCTAACTATGTTCATTTGATCATGGCTTCGAACAGTGATTGGGTTGTGCCTGCAGGATTTGATGAGCGTAGGTTCTTTGTGTTGGATGTAAGTGAAGATCAAAAACAGAACACTGAATATTTCGGCAAAGTGCAGCGCCAAATGGACAACGGCGGCTATGAAGCGCTAATGCACCACCTGATGAATATTGACCTGAAAGGCTTTGACGTACGAACCATGCCTCGAACCCAAGCCCTACAAGATCAAATGATCTTATCATTCAACCCAGAAGAGGAGTGGTGGTTCAGTAAGTTGGTTCAAGGTGAAGTCTTTGAAGGCGAAAGTTGGCCTGAGTTCGTGTTCGCTTCTCGTCTGGTTTATGACTACGCAAGCTACCGACGTGTCTGGCAGAACAACGCACGAAGCAACAGCACGCGCTTGGGTAAGTTCCTGAGCAGAGTGTTTCCACCTAAGCACCGTCACCGTGGGCAATACGCAGGTACAGTCGAAGTGGTGCAGGAAGACGGAAGCTTGAAGACTGTGAACCGGCCACGCATTTATCTCCTGCCCACCCTGGAAGTGTGCCGTAGGCATTGGGACCAGGAGTTCGGTGGGCCTTATGACTGGAGCGATCCTGAGCTCTACAACCCGCCGGCTGTTCCTTTTTGAGTGATGTATTCAAAAAGGCGACACCTGCTGTGTCTTCTTACGGGGATCTTACGCGACATGGTGTTGATAATGCTAGGGTTGCGTTTGGCCCACTATCTTCTGGTGGGCTCATGAAACATAAACTGATGAATCTCCTCATGCAGTACATCCACCGTCTTCCCTTGCTCGTGCTGGCCCTTGCTGTGACCAGCGCCTTGATGATGCCTAGCCTTCTTCCAAACCTGGTTCCTGGGGAGGCAGTAGAAAGTAGCGAAGACGAAGACATTCTCAGTAAGCGTGTCCGCTATGGACCGGAAGAGTGGCAGTTGATTTCAATGCGGCGTCGCGTGTCGTTCACAGGCCACCCTGACTTTTTGCTGCTTTACGCTTCTGGTGGCGGGTTTACTTCTGGCGGATCACCCACCTTGCCCAACCACGCCTTTGACCCTTGGTGGTCTCTGCTGCAAAACGAATCTGTGTTCTTGGGTGGGGTCGGCTACGGCCTAGCCCCAGAACAGAAGCACCCACAATCACCAGAGGGTGACCTGCGTCTTGCGTACCGGCATGTGCGTGAGAATCGTGACATGTACCGGATTGGTCCGGACACCACCATTGTTGCGATAGGACAATCAGCCGGTTCTATTGCCAACTTGAACAATGCTGTAAGGGCGAGTATCCCAAGCGTTGAGAAACCTGACGCCCTCATTCTTATCAACACCATCACTCACTGGTTTGGTGTTGATCTCCCCTTTGGTTCGGTTTGGCAACATTTCGAGCCAGGGGTTTCCCTCAAAGATGCTGTTGCTATCAGCACTCTCACTGAGGCGGGAGCAGCAGATTTCCTAGAGAACCATGGCGAAGAGGCTGTGGTACCGCCGCCGCTCTGGCTTCACTACAGCACCAAGGACCCGGATGAAGAGCCGCCGTTCGCAACCCTTCATGATGCAGGACACGGGCTGCTGTTCATAGATCGGTTTGATGAGCTTTGGCCTGGCGTTTGGGATGATTTCAAATACCGTTACACCAACACGCCTGGCCAAGGTGCTCCCAACGCCACTTCGGTGATGGAATGGATGAACGAGATTCAGTAGAGGCGCAAATACGTGAAGATCGAAAGCTCACCCAAAAGCTGTGTGGTGTTGAAGAAGGTCTCACACAGTGGGAAATGGGCTTTGCCGACAGTGTGGACCGTTGGGTGGAATCAGGTCGTCGCTTGACTCCTGCCCAGCGGACTAAGATCGATGAAATACTACGACGTGTAAGCGAACTGTAAGACCTGCCAACCCGGCTTGCCGTTTAGCGGCCTCGGGGACAGGCTAGCACTACCTGGGCACAGGGCCCACGGTCTCCGCTAACCCCATGAGGCTATCATGAAAGCTATGATCCCCGTGTTCCTCCTCTTCCTGCTTGCGCTTGCTCTGCCGGCGAGCTCTCAGTCGGCCGTCTCGGGCTGGGGTGTGACTTCGGTCCAGCCGCCCGGCGGGCAGGAGGAAGCCAACGAGGCTGTCGGCACTCTCCCGCGCTCCAGCTCACCCTTCGGAGTCAGTGGCTCGGACAGCACAGGTACTGGCAGCACCACCGAACCTGAAAACCGCAGCCAGAAGTCGGCTGGCAACAAGCACAAGGTCAGTGCCGGGGAGTGTTTCAGCAACAGCGATGGCGTCGAGTTGTGCAACAACGAAGACAGCTCTGGTGCTGCCTGGATCGATCCTGAAGAGGGCACCAATGCGAGCCACACAGAAGTGACTTCACTCAGTGGCTTCGAGGGCACTGTCAATGGTCTCGATGGCAACGACGTCGTTGACCTGGGGAGCAGCAACGATGTCGATATCTCCGGCACAGGCGGCACCGTCAATGCCCAAGGTGGGTCTACGTTGAAGGTGACCAACAACGGTGGCGTTGGTGCAACGATGACCATCAACCTGAACAACGGTTCTACGATTCAGGTTTCTGGTGGTTCCTCTGTGACCATCAACACCTGAGATAGTGATGCGCCACTTTTTCACTTATGTGGTTCTCACGAGCCTGTTGTTCACTTTCTGGTGGGGCTTTGTCTACTGGGTGGTTGGTCAAGCTGACACGAACGCAGACTCGGCACACCCCACTGCAGAAAGCGTGGTCCAAAAGCAGCCTGTGGTGCTGCAGGGTCCTGCTGAGGCCCCCAGCCACCGGCCACAACCTGGGCAGCATGCTCCTGCGGAACAGCAGAACGATCAAGGAGAGCGCATCACAGAGCTCCGAGGAGCCTTGGGCGCAGCCCGAAACCGTGTGCGCTGGCTGGAAACCGAGCTAGCGCTGTGCGGTAGTGGGCTCACCCAAGGTTCACTTGGGCGTTGGCTGAGCTTGCTACGGCCCGAGGAACGGCCCTCGGAACAGGTGCTTCGCCGGCTGGGGGGTTACCTCAAGCCCTATGAGGGCGTGGTCCTCGCACCTTACGAGGGCCTCTGGCTTGCTGAGCGTACTGTTGAGGACGATTGGCTCAGCTACGGTCCGACTATCGATGAAGCGATCATCAGTTATCTTGGACCGCAACGCCTAGCCCAGGAAGTGGAAGCGGAGCAGCTAGAGCTGCTGAGCCTTCTCTGGGCTGAAGAAGGGTACTTCTCCGAATAGCTGCCTGCCAAAGATGCGGGCCCCAGGGGGGACCAGGGGCCTAGGTGGGTAGCTAGCGGCCTCCAACAACGGGAGTGTTGGGGGCCGCATTCTCATGCAGCAGCCACCTTGGCGGCAAAGGCTAGTGCGCCTTGGATGAGCCCTAGCAGCCGTTGGTCCGCTGCACTGCCTTGGCGAGAAGCATTGATGCCAGCGCGTAGCGCTACCGCATCCCGCTCAGCCCGGACAGCCATGGGGAAGTGCGGGTCAGCTGTCATGGTCTTGAGGTGTTCTGTGCGTTGCTCTGCGAACGTAGCGAGATCTTCTAGGTTGGCTTGCAGAGTCGCACCTGTTTCTGTTGCTGCGTCTTGCAACAGCTTGATGAAGTCTTCTTTCACAGCCCTTGGATCTCCTTCATAGCGTTGTCAAACTCGGTGAGCCTAGATGTGAGAGAAGCGGCCACACTCTCAGAGAGGCCGTCTTCTACTCGTGCTTCAATGCCGCGTTCGCCCCAGGTGTTGAGCTCTGTCCAACTCGTTGAGCGAACCTTGTTCAGGTCTTTCTCGCTGAGCGCTAGGCCCAGCGTGGTCATCGTTGCTTCTTGCTCGGCAACCTCTGCTTCAGTGACTTGACCTTCTTCGAAAGCGTCATTGAGGCCGTACTCGATGTCATCTTGAACACCAGGCCAAGCACTCTGCATAGCGGGCAGCAGTACGTGCTTCTGCGCATTGGGCCCAGCGCATGCCGAACAAGCGGCCAACGCCGTCAACATCACGAGAGGGATGAGTCTGAAGACGAGTATTTTCATTCAGCTTTCTCCTTGTGAAGCGCTGCCTGTTGATGTGCTTGTCTTATTAGCCACTTCATCCTCACACGTAAGTAGAGGAAGAATGTAAAGGTAAGTGGCCACAACAATGCACGAACCCAATGTTCGAGCAAACCGTACGTTGCCCGCCTGGGTGAAGCTGCGCGTATCAAGGCATCATAGTAACTGCAGCAAAGATAAAGCAACATGTGAAGCCAATCTATCATGGAAACATCTTCGCGATGAAGTATTGGATGGAACAGTTGCCTTGGAAGTGTCGTGGTCGCAAAGGATCTGCATATTCCCAACACAGGCGCCAACTCTTGCCTTCACGTTCCCAACACAGCACACGCTTACGAGCTGTTAGTCGTGAGTTTTTACCTGGGAAGTCGAAAATGGTGCCTTTGGGGTATGCCTCGAGAACCTGATGTTCCGTTGGACGTTGGTGCTGCTTCATGCGCTAAGCTGTCAGTAGGCCCCAAAAGGTGACTTCATGGAAATCAACCTAGATACCTTCTACAAGTTCAAGTCAGATGAACATCTGGCTGATGTCGCGTTCCTCAACTTTGAGCATGTCGGTTTGTCATGCTCTATCGCATACAAGGAGTATCCAGACTCGTGGGAGTCTGTTCGTGACTTCTTGCTCGAAAACATCCATATCCATGGGGCAGAGAAGTGGGGTGGCCGCGGCTACTCACTTCAGAACGGAGTGTTCCGTAATGTCCGCACTGATCATGTAGGTGTAGAGCATGCTTGGTACTACGGCTGTATGCGCCGGCTGAAGCACAGTGACATGGTGCTCTGGTCCCGTTGCTTTGTTCGTAATGTGGGCGGCCAAGCCTGGCAAGTCATCGACAGAGAATGGGAAGTGCACCCTGATTGGCGCGAGGGCTACGGTCCTATTGTTGTGCTCTCGCGTTGTGGTGCGGCCAATACGGCTGTGCTTCGCCCAGGGAATGAGGGTCGTTACCGTGGGGCCTACGCATACAGCTTCCAGGCCCCAGACAAGAACAACTTTGGCGATGGCCAAGGGTCACTCAAAACCCCAGTCGTTCTAGCTGACACTGTCCTGGACAATCGCATGCAGCAGACTTCCAGAGGCATGGTCAACATCGAAGGCCGCCCCTGGGCACAAATGGTTCGTTGCACAATGCTCTCCAACCCGTTCGGCAAAGACGGTCCGCCTGGAGGACCAACGGCTGTGTTGACAACCCGTATTGGAGATAACGGCCCGAAGGCCACAGCACGTGGGCTGTACGTGCGTGGGTGTCACTTTGGTCGTGAAGAAGGCACCCCGGACGACTATGCTGTCTGGGACATTGAGGATGTTGATCCTCTTTGGATCTACGATTGCCAGGGTAACCTGGAGGTACGAAGAGACGGCAAGAGTCTAGGCTTACTCAACAAAGTGAAGGTTGAACCGGCCACTGTACATGCCATCAACCCTTCCTGAATAAATCATCACATTTTCTTGCGATACCCCAGAAAATAATCTGGGGTTGTCACAAGAGCACTACACAAACGGTGCAGTGTCTCTATCTTAGGGTTTTGTGCGCCAGCTTCCATGTTGGAGACACTGACTCGTGTTAGCCCTATTTGCTGTGCCAACTCTTCTTGCGTAAAGCCACGTCTAAGACGTGCACTGTACAAACGATCGCTAAACTCAGGCTTCGTTGATCTTGCTGTTTTGTTCATTACTCAGCTTCTGGCTTGCGAAGGGGCGGATCGAGAATAGGCATCCAGTGAGTGGGGTGCACCTCTACCTCTTCGGGTCCTCCGAGAAACCACCTGCCAGCAATGCGGTCCACCAGGAAGGGTGAGCCGTCGCAGAGTACGAGGAAGGTCTCTTCTTCGTCCGGCGCCGTCTCGATTGGATGCCACCCCCGCTCGGCAAGTGCGGCTCGCAGCCACACGATCTCATGAGCTGCTGCCTCAGGGTCCTTGATGACCTGCTCAAGCAGGTTGTCGGCTTCACGTCGCTGGTGGCGGTCGAGCTTGCGGTCTTCGTTCACTCGGGTTCTCCCAGGGCGCGCTGCGCGACTGCGCCTCGGTCGCTGAGCACGGGCGGGTTGCAGATCTGCTGGCCTTCGACGCCGTACCACGTAAGGTACTCGTACTGGCTTCTGTCGGCGTAGTACGCCAGGGCATGGCGGAGTCGCTTGACCTCATCCTGGAGGTCCGTGATCCGAAAGTGATTCTTCGCTACGACGTCCTCAGCGAGCCCGCACCACTGCGTCTCGCCCTCTTCACCACGGACGTATGGGCAGGGGCGGGAGTGGAGTTGCTCGATCTGGGCCCGATCCTGACTGATGTGTTTGGCCAGCACTCCAATCGCGTCGCGCACAGCAGGCCTGGTCGCGTAATAGCGGAGATCGCCCTCGGCCTGCGCGCTGTCGAGTCCAGCCTCAGACAACGCCTCTTCCGCACGTTCAGCGGCACCGGCAAGGAGGCGCCGCGCTTTGTCCCGTTCGCTCTCCAGCCAGTGGACCGCGTCGCTCAGCCTCGTCAGCGCTTCGTGCGCTGCGCTGGCTTCGGGGGAGGGCGGGAGCAGGTTGAGGGCTCGGGCGATGGCGTATGTGTCGCGGTCGTGCTGAGTCATTGGTCAGTTTCCTCTACCTTCATCGTCACTTGATCGTCCCCTTCCTGTGCAGATCGACCAACTCAAGTGGAGTGTGCGGGGCCTTGCCCACTCTCTCCTGTTGTTCCGCGATTTCGGGGTCGCGGAACCGCTTGCACATACGGTTTGCCATCATCAACTGGCCAACGCAGCGTGGCGCGCTCCACTGCTTCATTTGCCACTCGTCGTCTCCGTAGTCGACCTTCGAGTGGCACGGCATTTCCTGTTCCGCATTCACCAAGTCGATGAACTCTCGCGGATCGTCGTGCCCACCGATCCAGCCCGGCACGTTGCCGATGTACGGACACTCTGTGCACGGTTTCTCGGGGTACTTGCGCTTGCTCATAAGGTCACTGGGTAGAGGCCCTTCCTGCGTAGCTCACGCAGGACCGCCGCAGCGCCCGAGATGTTGTAGTGCCACCCGTGGTCCCTCCATGTAGGCATCGGGTCTATACTCGCTGAGCGCTCCAGAAGGATGCCGAGCAGGCTGGCCTGCTTCTCTTCCTCCAGCGCGAAGGACCACGTGACGCCGCCGCCCCTGCCGCCATTGTTGGGGTGCCCGAGCCCGAACCATCGCCGTCTTCTCCGGCTCGGGGGAGCGAGCAGCCAGTGCGCGATCTCGTGCGACAGGTCTTCATCGCAGTCCGCGCACACCGTGTTGGGCCCGTGCCATGCCGGCCACGGAGTCTCGATGACTTGGAGCCCAAGCGACTGGGCATGGCGAACGAGTAAGGGATGAAGCGTGGAGGTCATTATTGCTTTGCAGCTTTGATGCTCTCGGCTAAATCTAGAACCCAGTCGCGCCCAGGGTCGGAGACACACTCGCAGGTTGCGAGATGTCTACCGATGTAGTGGCGTTGCATCACGGCCGCCGCTGCGGGCCATGTTTTCATGATCCGCGCAACCTCCTCGAAGAATCGCGCCTGTCCGTCATCGCTCATGGCGCAGAACTCTTCCGCCAACGCGCCTGCTCTCTCGTCGCGCAGATCGGGGGCCGCCACCTTGTCCATTAGACGACGAAGCGCATCCACTACGGAGGCATGCGCGGCGCGGATCTCGGGGTTGGTCACGAGTCGTCCTCCTCGCGCCGGCCGTGCTCCACCCTATACAGTCGCTGCTGCGTTCTCATGTTCTGTCGCGCCAACTCTTTGGCGCACTCTATGATCGCTTCATAGGCGCGACCAACGCCGAACCTTCGGCTCAAAGGCCCGAACGGGCCGAAGCGGTCGTGGACCTCGCAGGCCGCCTGTATCATGCCCACGTACCGGGCGCGGTCTTCGTTGAGCTGCCGCTTTAGGTCCGGATGCTTACTCACGACCCCTTCTCCTTGGGCTCGATGGTCTCCCGCTGGAAGGCATCCTCCAGCCCCGCCCACTGAACCCAGTTCCAAGCCATCTCAACCAACTTCGGCGGCAGCTTGGAGCGATTGTCCGGCTGGAGTAACGTTGCCAGGATTGCAACCAGGATCTCTTCCCTCTTCTTGAGCAGCCTCCGGGTTGCTCGCAGAGCGTCTAGATCGGCCTCCGAGTGATCGACACGGGGAGGGACGAAGCCGACGCAGCGCGCCTCATTTTCATCCACATTGCTCATAGCACTACCTCGAAGGTGTTGGTGGTCATTCTGGAACCTCCCGCACGCGCAGGTCCTCTGGCCACTCGGCCGGGTCGGCGCCTTTGGAGTGAATGAGATGGACCCGCCGAATATGAGGGCAGCCTTCTTGATCGACGCGGGTAGACGGCGGGTTACCCGGCCACTCGGGAGCACGCGGGGCCGTCGCGATGACACGCGAGCCAAGCTGCTCGACGAAGCACGGCACCGAAGCGTCCCGCGCCTGCTCGACGAGCGACCGGATCCACGCGACCTCGCACGGCTGCGCGCTCGGTCTGGACTCGCCGCCGACGAGGAGCCAGTCGAGGCCGACTTTCTCGGGGTTCCATTCGTCCGCGGCGCGCGATTGAAGCGCGTTGTTCAGCGACCAGCCCTTGAGCCCGGTCCTGCAAACCGCGTTCGGCTGTACGTAAATCGGATGCCACTTGATCTTGGTCAGATCCACCGGCCCGCCCAGCTCCGCCAGCACGAACCTCCGCGCGGCCGGCGTGTCGAGCAGCAGCGGGATGCGCTCGTCGGCGGTGGCCTGGTCTTTGATGCGGGCGCCAAGCCACACATTGGGAAGGGGCTCGCCCCGCCACATGTGGTCGATGGCGCGGAATCCAGCCTCCAGGCGCTCGGGGCGCGCGTAGCGAGCGCAGTTGCGCTGCGGGTCGCCATACTTCAAGTAAAACTGCGCATCCACAGCCTCCACAGTCGCCCGAAGCGCGCCGCCGCGCCTTTCCATGTTCTGGAAATAGTGCCGCATCCACTCGACCCATGACGTATGCAGGAAGAATATCGAGTCAGGACACAGAGCCATGACGGCGAACGCACGGTCAGCGATCTCATCGGGAGCCGAGAACAGATCGGGAAGAACTCGGACCCGCCCCGGCTGTGTCCACCATAAGGGGGCTCTGAGTTGCGCAAGGTCGGGGGATGCCTGCACCCTCCCCTGGTAGGGGTCCCACGTTCGATCGGCGTAGTCGGTCGGGTTGGCGTTGTCGTTCACCGGATCTCCTCCGGCCACTCCTTCGTGTGCCAGTAGCAATCGAGGCGCCTCTCACCGCACCAGGTGCACATCCCGAGGGCCTCGAGCTCCTCCGTCTCCGACGTGTTCGGCTGCGGGAGCACAGTCGCTCGCGTTTCCTGGGGTCCTTCCTGGTCTCCTGCAGGAGTCGCCGGCCCGAACAGCGTCCAGACGATGCAGATCACGGCCAGCAGCGCCCCCGACTGCAGCGCGACGCTTCGGATGACGTGCTCGCTCTCGCGGGTCACACTTCACCCCCTCGACGCTTGGCCTCCTGGTCCATCACCCGGGCCGCCTCGGCCTCGATGCTCACGCGCGGGAGCACGTCTCCCAGCCCCGCGCGCTCGACCCACGTCCAGGCCATCTCGATGATCTCCCCGTGGATCGCCGGGCGGTTCGCCGGCAGGAGGAGCACGGACAGGACCTCGGCGAGGATGTTCTCCCTGTTCCGCAGGCGACGCAGGGCCAGCACGAGAGGGTCATCCGCCTCGGCGACCTGAAAGGGGTCCCACGTTCGATTGGCACACTGGCCTGTTTTGATGCTTCCCATGCCCTACCAGATGCTCAAGATCCCTTCTTGCCTTTGTTCTTGCCGGCCGGGCTCACTTGCTGGGCCTTGTGCCCATAGATGTGGAGCACTTTTTCTCTGCTGAGGTGTCTCGCCCCTGGCTCAAGAGGGCGCTTTCTCAGCTTCGGACGGGAAGGTTTCTTCGGTTGCTCTGCTTGTTCGACAGGCTTCTTGGTTCGGCGTCGGCCCATGATGACTTGGAGATTTAGCGGTGGTTTCGTGCCCTTACAGCAACACCAATGTCACTGCACTTAGGGCAAATGGGCATGTCATCTTCATCGATTTCACGTGGCCCAACGAGCCAACGATGGCCACAAGAAATACACTTCACTTCGACTTTCGGGGGTGACATTATCTCGGTTTGTTGCTCCAACCCAACAAGTAGTCAGGGCGCACATCTAGGGCGATGCAAATCTCTTCAAAGAGATCCAGCGACGGTAAGTTTTCGTCACGCTCGATACGACCTATGTGTTCTTTGCTCAGTGTGGTCTTGCGAGACAAGGCTTCATAAGACCAGCCTTTGGCCAAACGTTGCTCTTGCAAACGTTGAGCGAATAGTGACTCACGTTCTTTTCCTGATCCTAGCGGTTGCGCCATTATTTTGTGCCTAGGGCTTCTTGACATTCTCTGCTGCAAACCCACCCCTGCATAGCTTCAACCTCTATGCAGTCTTCATCTAGCGGAATGCAGATTCGTTGTTGACAACACAGGCAAGCAGGCAGTGCCGCGTCTCTGCGGTTGAGTTCGTGTTCTACTTCTTGAAGCCGTTGTGTGAGTTGTGGCTCTAGAAGAGTTCCGACTTTTTGTCGGAGCTCCCACAAGTCTTCACGCAACTTGACTAAAGAATAGCTAGAACGTTTTCGCAAAGGCTTCATGATGACTTGTGTTGGGCGATGACTTGTGTTTATGTGGCCTTATTGAACCCCAGGAACGTGCTGTGGGCGTGGCGGAACGTAAGGCTGATTTTGTCGCCAACGGCTCAAAAAGAATATGAGCCCCCACTCATATGCCTCTTGGCACTGTTGGTCTGTCCAACGCTTGATGTCTTCAAGAGTGACTTGTGTTGCTTTTGCCATCCCCAACACAGCATGCAACTCAACATTGTCGCGATTGTAGGCATAGCCCAACGTCTCTTCATCAGGCTCCTCACCTAGTGCCCGACACAACTGTCGTGCCGTAAGCAGATATGCAACTGCACGCCAGCGCCATTGCATAGTCAGCAAATCATTGGTGTAGTGGCCATCTCTGGGTTCGCCAGTAAGAGCTTGTTCTTGAACCAGGTTCTCGAACATTCGCACCTGCATCCGTAGGCCATCACGTTCACTCAGCAATCCTCGCAGCCGCGCCGCCCAATCAACCTCTGCCTCGTCAGGTACCTGTAAAGCAGCTGAGAACGCTTCCTCTCGCGTCTTGTAGTAGTCCACCTGAGCTCGTAGCTCGGAGATGACTTGTCTATCGCTTTTCATCGACTGGTCCATTGACGGATCACTTGCTTTTCACCACCTAGCTCTTGACTACGGCCACTGCTGGGGTGACGTATCCAGCCCATTGGCTCTGTTTGCTCTCGGGGGTCCCATTGCTGCACTGCTGCGACCGCAGCATCCCAAGAGCTATATCACCAAGCGTCATCATAGCTGAGGCTGTCTGCTGCTCGGACACCAAGCCTGGCCCGCCCAAAGGTCAGACTGTAGATATCAGCAACACGGCCGTCTGAAAGCTCAACCGTAGTGATTGACATCACGACACCACCGTAGGCAGATCTGACAGGTGCCATTTGCGACAACAGCTGTTGTCCAAGGCACCATCACACAGTACGCACAACATCAGGAACATACAACGCTCTTCACTTATTTCACTGTGGAAATAAGCTGCAGAAGCTGCCTGGCGCAGTGCATGGAAATGCTCCCAACCGAACTCTGTGAGATCGAGCCGGGCATGCAGTTGAATGGCTGTTGCTAGCACATGGCAAGGTTCAGCCAAACGGTGCTCTCGGCGTGTCTCATAGCCTTTAGCTGCATCCAAGAGAAATGGCCGAAGCTCTTGGAGCGCACCAGGCATTCGAAGCTCACCAGGGGTGACTTGTGTTTGCGGATTCATTCAAGGGTGACTTGTCTTGGATCTTTCGGCTCATCCTTGGGCAGGCGCGGGCGCACGAAAGCATGACGGAGCTCAGAGGATCTCGGCAAGCGTATGCCTGTGCGAACGAACTGGATGGCCTCACGGGCAGTGAAGGGCCCTATGACTGTCCCGTCGCGGAGCACAACGACGTGCTGTTGATCTCTCTGTGCCTTACTCATCTGCGCCTGTGCAGGTAAGGCTAGCCTACGCAACGCCAGGCGGCAACATAGAAAGGGGCCCGTGCAGACACCAACGCTGCACAGGCCCCTACCCTTCAGGAGGGTTCTTCCCTGCTGCGGCCGTCACCACACCACAGCAGAGAAAGCGACAAGTCACCATCGCACTACAAGTATAGGGTTTGCACCTATCCAGCGCTACCATTCTCCCTATTCCGTAAATCGATCAGCTTTCGTACTGTCTTGTCTGTAGAGCAGAGCTCTTCATGGATCTGCTGCCAGTCGCAAGACTTGAGACACCTTGGGCGTACGTTACTCAACAGCCCCTCTAGCGCATGCGCAGCCCGTCGTGCTTGGTCGGCCGTCTGGTACTGCTGTACCAGGCGGCTCGCTTCCTCGTCCCAGGGCTGTATCCTGCTGTGCCGAAGCGGGTCTCCGGTTTGGGTGCCGTCTGGGCGGAATCGTGGTCCCGAGCGCATGCGCAGGACCGCGTGGCCTGTCTTGAGCACTCGATCAATAACGGCCTTGCTGGGCCTCATCAGCCCGCCTGGGCGATCGACAGCCCATAGCAAGACTTCTTGCCCAGGGTGCCATTGGTGCTGTGCCATGGTGACTTGGTATTGCGCTAGTCCCTGTGAATGAGGATGACTTGTTGCAGCCCATAGGTCGGCCCAACGATGTACCAAAGCACACCATAGTCGCCCACCTGGGCCTTGTGGCTGATATCGATCCCACGCCGTAGCGCTGATGGCGGGCCACGGAAGGCGGGGTCCAGCCTACGTGCTATGCGCACGTAGGCCCAGTGGGGCTCGACCCGTTCGACTTCGACTTCCGCCAGCTGGCGGTTCGGGTTCCTCATTGTGATCGAACTCATTGTGATCGAAGCTTACGTGGGCACCTTTGTGCTTCGGCGCCGGCACTCCCGTGCCTCCTCGCGGCTGGAGTGCACACATGGCTTGTTGTCTGGTCCATTCCGACGACGCCCACACGTCCAGACAGGCACGACAGTGCGCTGCTCATTGTGGCGTGTCGGCAGCCCGAAGCTGCCGGGGGCGTAGTGTCCAAGACGTTCGATCTTCATCAGTCGTTCTCCAGGTTCCAGATTTCTCGGTTGCACTGTGCACAGTGCACAGTGTGTTCAGCTTCGCCACTGTTGGTCAACCCGATGAACCTCCACTGGGTATTGCTGTCATCATCTTCGCATGTAGTGCAGAAGATGTAGCGGAAATGTGCGGTGAAGCAGCTTTCACAGAGCAGTTCACCATCGGCCATGACAGCAGCCCAGGAATAGCCGCCGTGCACACGGCCGTCGCGCAGAGCGTTCATTTGTTCAAGCAGTCGCATGAGGTGACTTGTCGGTTGGTGACTTGTGGTGTTAGCTGAGTAGCTCAGCCTTAGTAGGACGCTTCGCGAAGGCGAAATGCTCTTCGCGATTGCTACGCTTGAAGGTAGCTGTGAACCGTACATGCAGTTGCTTTTCTCGCAACTGGTCAAACATGATCCCTCTCTCCCACAAGGTGTCCTCGAGAATGCTCGGCATCGTGCCGTAGGCTACCCAGGACCCTTCCGGCTGTTGGATCTTCACCACCATCTTGGTCTGCACGCCGTAGTCCGAGTCAACATGCTTGGCTGAGACGAGCTCACCTTCGATGGTGTGCCGCCCTTCCGGCGCCGGCACCTTGGGCTCCTGGTCACGCTTCTCCTTCTCCGCGACCTGCTGCTTGAGGCGCTGGAGTAGATCGATCTGTGGGCCCGTGAGGCCGCGCTCGGGGCGTGCAATCACCTGCCGCCGGATGTCACGGGTAATGCCATGGTCCACACGCAACAGCGGAAGCAAATCACGATTGGCTTGCGCCCAGCGGAAGAGCTCCCTGCGCCGCAGCGTGCGCCGCTGTGCGGCAAAGGCCCGTTCCTTGACCATGCGGTGGGCGGCCAAGTCGCTTGTGAGCTCCAGCTTCTCCGCGCAGATCCACCCGACCACAATGTGGTCGCCCGTCTGTTCGTTGCGGAAGACCGACCCGTACTTGAACCGCGCACCACAGATTGCGCAGCCCCCGTTCTCATGCTGGAAGAAACGGCCCGGGTTCGCCTGGCGCAATGCGATGAGGGCTTCGAGATTGTAGGCTGGCACAGGCCAGCCATCGACCTCCACGTTGTAGTGGAACACGAGAACCTCCGCCCACTCGGAGGGGTCGATGTTGGAGGCAGAGAAGCGGTTGCTCATGGTGACTTGTCGCATGTGTAGGAACCTTATCGGCTGCCCAGGCCCCAGGCTTTAGGCTTTACTGGGATCGTACTCGGCATCCAGCTGATCCAGTTCCCGCAGCACCTTAGCCGTGTTGCTGATCAGTCGCTGCTGCACGATCTGACGAGCGCCCACGGTGGGCACGCCGTAGTCCACGATGGTCTCTGCGAACGTTCTCAGCTCCTCCAGTAGCCTTTGCCGGTTCACCCTGTTCAGCTCTTGCTGCAAGGAGGCCATTCGACGGGCGGCCAGCTGTTGGCCTTTGGTGTCCAGGCCAGCTGTTTCCATGTGATTGCGCAAGGCAGAGATGTCCTCGTGTAGCTCGCGCAGAGCATCAGCACGCGTGGCTTGCGGCGTGGCCAACAAGTCTTCGCTCTTGACGTAGCCCCAGGCTTCCTCGATACTGCCGACGATGACGCCCATGACATCCCCCTCTCGGCTCCAGGTGCCACAGCAGCGGCAGTGCCGTTCTTGCCAAACACACACGGGGGTCAGCTCCCCCCGCTCGATCTGCTCGATCTCCCGCTTCAGCGCTGCGCACGTTTCAGGGTCAGTGTTGCCGTCGAGATCCAGCGCGGGATTGTAGAGACTGTCGTATGCGAGATGCACACGAACAGTGGGCTGGGTGTATTTGGTGTCGATGATGGTGTTCATGGTGACTTGTGTTGCGGAGTGACTTGTGTTGCGGAGTGACTTGTTGGTGCCCTTGCCTTCTGTATATCGTCCTGTTGGCGGCTGGGCCTTAGGTTTCTTCGAGAAACCTGCGGCTAGGCTTCGGGGCCCCACCATTCCCACGCTTCGATCTCTTCATCCTCCATGCCCAGGAAGGTGGCTGCGCAGGCGAAGCTGCAGAAATGGCCGAGCTCCTGGGGGCGGCCAGAGTCAGGGTCCAGCCGTATGCTCGGGGCCTCCTGACCACATTCGCGGCATCCGCCCAGGCCGGCCTGGGGGAACGTGGTCAGGCTTTGGCGGGCGAAAGCATTCCGGGCCCGCCACTCCACAGCAGCGAAGGCTTCGCACTCTTCCGCGTGCTCGTCCAGCACTCGGTCGAGCTCGTCCGGTTCGATGTCGCCTTCCGCGTCCCGTTGGATGTGGCTGTAGCGGAGCTCCTGCTCGCAGAGATTGCACACGAACACAGTGTCGAGGGTGCCGTCGTCCAGGAGGGTGATGTCGTATTCTTGCATGATGACTTGTTGTTGGGGGTGACTTGCTATTGACTCAGGTGTGCATCCCAGCACTCTTCGCACAGGAGCTCTTCGCACAAAGTCAGTGCGTAGGCTTCAGCAGCGCGGCAGCAACCGCACAGCACCATTTGCCCAGCGGCCATGCGGTCGAGCTCTTGATCGGTAGCCTTCACAGCAGTGCCTCAGCTGTGGTCTGCGAGGATGTCTTCTTGCAGAGCCGTGACTTGCCGAGCGATTTGGTCATTCTGCTCAGCGAGCTCCAGCAGGGCCGCCAGGTAGGCTGCTTGCCGAGCCGTCCGCATCGTGTGCGGAGTGGTGGGGATGACCACGTAGCCGAGCTCATCGATGACTTCCCAGGCATCGTGCTCTGTGTTCTTGCGGATGTTGTGTTCCATGGTGACTTGGTGATGACTTGGTGTTACTGGTGACTGGGCAAGGATACCTTGTCGACGCGTGGTGGCAAATGATGACTTGCGTTCTTACGGTTTCCTTACGGGGTGACTTGTGTTTTGGTCGGAGGGTGACTTGTGTTTCGGTCAAGGGGTGACTTGTGTTTTGGTCGGAGGGTGACTTGTGTTTCGGTCGATCGGTTGCCGAACTTTAGTAAGATCTTCGTAAGAACAAGTCTTACGTAAGTCTTACTCAAGTCTTACGTAAGATCTTCGTAAGAATCACGATCTTACGAAGGTCTTACGTAAGATCTTCGTAAGAATCACGATCTTACTCAAGTCTTACGTAAGATCTTCGTAAATCGTGCGCAGACGGCCTTACTCAAGTCTTACGTAAGATCTATGTAAACAAGCTTGTCTTACACGGTTCTTACGTAAGACGTAGGTAAGACCATACTCAAATCTTACGTATTATTTTGGTAATGAGCTAAAGGCAACGGCCCCTAGTAGGGCGGGGCGCGCGCCCAGCTAGCCTAGTCGGCCGGCCGGCCCCCCGGGCCTTAGCTAAACGGCCGGCGGCCCCCGGGGCCGTAGGGGCCCCTAAGCTAGCGGCCTTACGGCCCGGCCCCGGGGCCGTAGGGCCGGAGCGCTAAGGGGCGGCCGGGCCGTAGGCCCCCGCTAGGGCCCTCGCTAGGGGGCGGGGGCCGTAAGCCTAGCTTACGGCTACGCTTAGGGCCGTAAATCCGCTAAACGGGCTAGGTAGGCTAAGGTTACCGGGGCCCGCTAGCCGTAGATGTATATGCGCGGGGCGCGCCGCCCCCCGCCGGCCGCCCGGCCGCCCCCGGGCCCCTACGCTACCTACCATGCGCCACCACGACGGACACCCCGAGCAAGTCTCTGAGCTGATGGCGGACTGCCTGATCGACGACTACTTCAACACCGACAACTACGTAGAGCGCGGGGGCCCAGCGCTGCTAACCCGCTACCAGCTGCTAAGCTTGGTACAAATAGCGTACGTAGCGGGGGTGCGCGAAGGCGTGGAGTACCAAAAAGAAAAGCAATAGGCGGCCCTACCTACCTACCTACCTACCTACCTACCTACCTACCATGCGCAAATACGACGGACACCCCATCGAGACCAGCGAGCTGATGGCGGACTGTGTGATTGACGAATACTTTGGCGTTGTAGCCTACGCGCTCCGCCAAGGCCCGGTTATCCTGACCCGGTTCCAACTTTTTGAGCTAGTACAAAAAGCCTACGAAGCAGGCGTGGACGACACGGTGGAGTACCAAGAAGAAAAGCAATAGGCGCCCCCGCCACTACTACGCTATGGAAGCCCCCCACAAAGTACGTAACCGGCGCATTGCCGCCGCGGCCCTAAGCCTAACGGCCCGCTACCTAGCCGAACCCGAGCTCGACGCCGCTACCCGTAACCGGCTACGGGCAGTACACGGGGCCCTAGCCGTATACGTAGCCGGGCCCGTTCAAGAAGTAGCTTTTCTAGCGCTACGGCTTACCGACCACAACAGCTACAAAAGCCGCTACAAATGGCGGGGCCGCCCTACGGCTATAAACGTACTAGTAGCGTACCTAGAAGCCCTAACGGCTTTAGGCCAAACGGACCAGCGGAACGAGCGCCGCTGGGCCTACCGGCTAGCCCGGCTACGGGCCGGCGGGCCCCAGCCGGCCGGCGGGGGCGACTGGCTGGCGGGCGCTAAAGGTTTGTGGCGCTTGCCGTACCGTAAACCGCTAAGCCGCTAAAGGGCCCCGGCCGCCCTAGCCGAAAAGTAACGTTGTGCGCGGGGGGCGGTCCCCCGCGCCGCCCGCCGCTACCCTAGCTACTACTAGCTATGCGCTCCCCGCTCCGCCGCCGCCGCGCCGCCCGCCGCGCTACGCCCCCGACCGCCCGCCTACTTACCGCCTTGCGTGGGCATGCGGCCCTTAGGCCGTACGCTAGGCCCAACGGGGCCGCCGCGCTTACCGCTACCGTAGCGGAGGACGCCCTAGCGGGCTACTACGCTACGCCAGCCGACCTACGGGCCCTAGGAGCAGCGCTACCGGACCACGGGCGCGGCCCCGGCTACCTACGGGCCGCGGTGGCGCGGGCGGTAAACGCCCAGCGGGGCCGGGCCAAAGGGCACCAGCGGCGGGCGCTACAGCGGCTAGTACGGCGTTGGGCCGCCCTTTGTCCGCGCCGGCCGGGCGCCCCTAGCTACGGGCCCTACCTGGGGGGCCCGTTCGGGGACCTGGGGGCGTAAGTATTGCCGTTAGCGTAGCTTACGGTAAGCGCGGCTATATTAGCGGGGGGCCTAAAGGTTAGGCCCCCCGCTAGCCGTTATCTCCATATAGCGGGGCGCGGCCCCGCCGGCCGGCCCGGCCGCCCCCGGGCCCCTAACCCTACCGCTAGCCATGCCTACCGCTCCTCGTCTTACCGCTCTCGCCGTCCGCGCCGCCGCCCTGGGCCTTACCCTTAGCGCTCTTGTCGCTTTCGCCTAGCCTAGCCATGCCTACCGCTAAATACCAAGACAGCCGTCCCGCGGGCTTCTGCCCTGTTTCTTGGGCCCGCTTTGTCGACCTGGCGGACCGCCGGCCCGCCCTTAGCGGCGCCGAGCGGCGGGAATACCACCGCCTGGCCGCCGCGGCCCTACGGGCCGAAGAGCGGGCCGTTATGCGGCCGCTGGCGTGGGGCGCGGCCCTTATGCTCCTCGGCGGGGCCGTTGCGCTGCTCCCGCTGCTAGCCGCTTAGGGCGGTAACCTTACGCTAGCCGCGGGCCGTTGGTAGCTACTACCAACGGCCCGCGGCTATTGTGTTTCTTGTATTACAGCGGGGGGCTAGGGCCGTTGCTATTTAGCCGTAACGGTAGGGCCCGTACTAAGGCCCGGGGGCCTAGGGCGGGGCGTAAACGGCAAGGTAGCTAAGGCCCGCCGGGCCGCAGCGTAGGGCCAGCGGTACGTAGCCTAGCGGGGCGGGGGCTGGGGAAGGGTATATCCGGTAAGGGTAGGGGGCTAGCGGTAGGGGCCGGGGCCGTCGCTCGCCCCCGGCCCTACCGGGGCCCGGCCGGCGCGGGCCCTTGTCGAACCGGCCCGTTCTTTCGGTCGGTGGGGCGGGGCCTCGGCTGGCCGGCCCTTTCACCTTTAGCTTTTCCCGGGTTTCTTTCACCTTTAGCCTTTCCCCAGCTTCTTTCACCTTTAGCCTTTCTTGGTAAGACTTGTGTAAGACCGAGACTTTAGTGAATCACTGTAAGAGTTACGTAAGACTGCAACTTTAGTGAATCACCGTAAGAGTTACGTAAGACTGGGGCTTTAGTGAATCACTGTAAGAGTTGTGTAATCTTACGAAAGTCTTACGTAAGACTTCAGTAAATAGATTTGTCGTAAAAGTTCGGTAAGAGGGACCCCCGGTAGGGGGGCTCACTTTGGCCCGCTCCGACGCTCGAGACATTTCCACCAAAAACCAAACTTGTCTCTTGTTCCAACTCGACCCGCCTCACCCAGGTCGAGCGGCGGGGGCCGCAGGTCGTTCGAGCCACCGTAGGTCGAGTCAAGACGCATCGGCCCTTGACCCGATTCAGCTTCATCACCTACACACAGCTTCCATCACGTTCAGGCCTGAACCTAGACGCCCGAACGACCTACTCGACCTACTCGACCTGTGTGTTTCAAGGTCGTTCGCCGTAACTCCTTCAGAGCACAGGCCCCGAACGACCTACTCGACCTACTCGACCTTTGCAACAAAACCAGGAGAGATCGGTGCATTTGCCCAGCGGGGCGACCTGCAACTCTGATCTCTCTCCTCTCTCTCAAGTCGAGTAGGTAGAGTAGGTAGAGTAACCGCTGTGCTGGGCCGGACTTACGCCGAACGACCTCAGGCCACGGCAGAAGACAAGGTCGAGTAGGTCGTTCGGAGCCCGAAACACTATTCGAGGGCCCCCAGACAGAGTTAGGGGGCGGCTACCGCCGCCCCCTCTGGGCCACCAGCCTTGTCTTTTTCGCTCCTTTTCGCGTGTCTTCTTGAGCCAGAACCCTGCTGCCTGGGTTCTTGAGCTGTCGACGACCCTTGTTCGAGTTTATGTGGTGGCGCAGGATTTCACTGACCAGCCTTTCTCTGAATGGGGGTTGCGCCGCTTGGAGCCCTGTCTGGTGATGCCATGTAGCTAGGCAGGGCTCCGTTCTCTTGATCTTTCACTGATGCGCCCGGCCCCAGGAACGGATATTCTTGGCGCTTGTGGCGAAGAGAAAGAAGAAGTCGAAAGAGAGTCGTGTTCGGTACCCGGAGACCTTCGGCGGAACCAACAAGGCAGCTGGCGAGCGAGGATCGAACCTGAAGTCGTGGACGAGGTTCGACAAAGCTCGGCAGAGGATTTATCTCGACATTCTCGCTAAGACGGGGCGGAAGGCTGAGTCAGCTATGCGGGCTGGTGTGACTCGGCAGACTGTCTACAAAACCGCCCAGAAAGACCTTTCCTTTGCGATGGCGGAGGAAGAGGCGATGCAGGTCTATCGAGAATCGATCGAGGCAGAGATCCATCGTCGAGCAATCGATGGTTGGGACGAACCTGTGTTCCACAGAGGGCAGGTACAGGGCAAGGTTCGTAAATATAGTGATCAACTGTTGGCGATGTTGGCGAAACGCCACATTGCTGAGTATCGCGACCGAACCTCTGTCCAGAAAACGGTGAAGCACGAAGGTGCGGTTGGGGTCTACCCAACCCTTGAAGTCTTGAAGGACCTACCGCCTGAGCAGCAGGCGCAGCTTCGGCACCTGTTGAAACAGGTGAAGGCTTCACGAGAAGCGCAGCAGTTGGAGCAGGCGCGCACCATTGACATAGAGAACGAAGAGGAAGACCCTGGTGTCGAACGAGAAGATTGATCGTGCTCTGGCTGCAGCCTTAGAGAACCCAGAAGCTGCGCTGGAGGCGATGGACCGGCTGGAGGCGGAGCGGCGTCTAGTTGGCTTCATCCAGTACATGTGGGAAGTGCTAGAGCCGGGTCGTGACTTTGTAAATGGCTGGGCGATCGGGGCGATCTGTGAGCATCTTGAAGCAGTGTCGAACGGAGAGATTCGGCGTCTGTTGATCAATGTGCCGCCAGGTTGCATGAAGTCGATGACCACGTGTGTGTTCTGGCCGGCTTGGGAGTGGGGGCCGAAGAACCGGCCCCAGTTGCGTTATGTCTCGAGCTCATACTCCGAGGAACTAACGATTCGAGACAACCGACGTTGTCGCATTCTCATTGAATCGGAGCGCTACCAGGCAGCCTGGGGAGATCGTTTCCACCTGACGGCAGATCAGAATGCGAAGGTCCGGTATGACAATGATCACATGGGGGTTAGGATTGCAACCTCTGTTGGAGGCATGACTGTTGGTGAGCGGGGTGATCGGTTTACGATCGACGACCCGCACAACATCAAGACGGCTGACTCGGAGGCGCGCAGAGAAGATGCGGCGCAGTGGTTCACTGAGGTTGTGCCAACCCGGCTGAACGATCCTGATCGCTCTGCGATCGTTGTGATCATGCAGAGGGTTCACACCAACGACATCAGTGGGCTAATCCTCAAGCATGATCTCGGCTACACGCACCTTTGCCTGCCAATGGAGTTTGAGCAGGACCGGAAGTGCAAGACGATTATTGGCTTTGAAGACCCCAGGACAGAGGAAGGGGAGCTGTTGTGGCCCCAGTTCTTCTCACGAAACTACTTAGAGAACGAACTCAAGCCACAGATGCGTGCCTGGGGAGGCACCTATGCGGAGGCAGGACAGCTGCAACAGCGTCCAGTGCCACGGGGTGGTGGCATGTTCAAGAGGGAGTTCTTCCAGTTTGTAGACTCAGCACCGGCTGATGCAGTGCGGGTGGTGCGCGGCTGGGACCTCGCAGGTTCTGTGAAGAAGCGGGCAAAGTTCACTGCGGGCGTCAAAATGTCGAGAGACTCCCGCGGCCGCATCTATATCGAGCACTCACGTCGTCTCAAAGGTAGCCCGCATGCGGTAGAGCAGGCAGTCGTCGCTTGCGCCACAGCTGACGGGCTGGACGTCAAGATTGGGCTTCCGCAAGACCCTGGGCAGGCGGGCAAATCACAAAAGGGGCATCTCGCTGCGCTCGTGCATGGGTACAACGTTCGGTTCACTCCTGAGACGGGCAGCAAGGAAGATCGTGCCCGTCCGTTGGCCGCTCAAGCTGAAGCAGGCAACCTGTTTCTGGTGAGGGGCTCATGGAATGAAACGTTCATTCAGGAAGCTATGTTGTTTCCTGCCGGTGAATACACTGACCAGATTGATGCGGCTTCTCGCGCGTACATGGAACTACAAGTGAAGAAGCGCACACCCCTCGGGTCGTCACCCGAGATCATTGGCGGTTGAGACATGCCCTTTCTTGATCAACTACTCGCGCCCCTGCGCCGCAACGTTCCGGCAACGAAAGAAGCCGGCACAATCGGTACTCCGATTTATGGCGGCATCATCCAAACGGTCGAGAAGAACAAAGATCTTACTGGTGAGCAGAAGTGGACTCGCTACAGTGAAATCCTCACGAACACAGCAATCGTTGCAGCTGGTGTTCGGTTCTTTCTCAACCTAACAGCCAAGGCGCGGTGGGTGTATGAGCCAGCGATAGGTGGTGGGCCTCGGGCGGCAGAGCTTGCACAGAAGACAGAAGAGATTCTGTCCAAGATCGTAGAAACCCCATTTCACAAGATAGTTCGGCGGAGCGCAGGCTATCGGTTCTGGGGGTTCTCGATTCAAGAGTGGACAGCACAACAGCTTGAATCCGGAGAGATTGGGCTCCTTTCTGTTGATGCACGCCCACAGCACACAATCGAAAGATGGGACGTAGAAGTTGGTGGGCGAGTCGCCGGGGTCATCCAAAGATCGCCCCAGAACTTTGAGGAGATCTATCTGCCACGCGAGAAGATCGTGTACCTGGTTGATGACTCCTTGACTGACTCACCTGAAGGGTTGGGGTTGTTACGGCACGTAGTCAAAGGAGCAACTGAGCTTGAGCAGCTAGAGAAGCTCGAAGGCTATGGCTTCGAGACAGACCTCCGCGGCATGCCCGTGGGCAGAGCGCCGCTCGCTGCGTTGGAAGAAGAGGTCAAAGCAGGAAGGCTTTCTAAGGAAGACAAAGACAGTATTGTCAAGCCGCTGAAAACCTTCATTGAAAACCACATCCGCAATCCTCAGCTCGGCCTGCTGCTGGACAGCATGACGTATCGTTCTGAAGATGATGCTTCGACTCCTTCTAATGTGAAGGAGTGGGATATGTCGCTGTTGCGGGCAGGGTCGACGTCTCAGGAAGCTATCGCTCAGGCAATCGCGCGCAAGAACCTTGAAATGGCCCGCACACTGGGGGTGGAGAACCTCCTGCTTGGTGAGGGGAGCTCGGGCTCGCACGCGCTTGCGCGAGACAAATCGAACAACTTCGGCTTGATTGTAGATTCAACTCTGCAAGAGATCCGTGAGGTCTACATGCGAGATCTTGTGCGGCGCATCTTTGAGCTCAACGGTTGGCCTGTTGAGTTGATGCCCACGCTCAAGACTGAAGCGATCACCTACCGTGACATTGAACAAGTGACAGGAGCACTAGCCGATCTCGCGAAAGCTGGTGCAATCCTTACTCCGGATGATCCGGCTGTGCGGCAGGTTCGTGACTTGCTCGGCCTGACCATGCCTGAAGAAATCAACCTGATGGCGGACAGCTCATTGCTGCCCACCAGACGTCAACCCAACCCTAGTGTTGGGGTTGAAGAGCCTTCACCAGAAGGTGAGCAAACCACAGAGGAGAACCAATGACCCTTTCGATTGCCAACACGGTCGCGATTGACATGTGCGATACCGCTGTTGACTCAGTTGATGCTGGTACGTCCAACGCCCAGGGCAAGCTCGTCATCTATGACGGCACTGCGCCCACGGCTCCTGACACTGCTCTCTCGGGCAACACTGTGCTTGCAGAGCTAGATCTAAGCAATCCGGCCTTCGGCAATGCCACTGACGCTGCACCGGGAGCAACGGCTACGGCCAACGCAATCTCGGATGACACGGATGCCAACAACACTGGCACGGCCACCTTCTTCAGGCTGTTGGACCGTGACGACACTCCGAAGATCCAAGGCGCAGTGCGAGAATCCGCTGACCCTGACAATGGGGAAGAGCTCGTTCTCAATGCGAAGGACATTGTGGCCGGAGCAAAGGTAGAAGTGACTTCGCTCACGATTACGATGCCGGAATCCTGATGGCCTGGCTCGCTAGAGCCTGACACCCCACCCACCTAGTGATTGCGTCTATCCGGTCGACGACTGTCAACGCTAACACGTCGACAGGGACGCAAGACATCACTATTTCGGGTGTCTCGGAGACGCCGAAAGCGGCGATCTTCTTAGTCACCCTAGCTACGACCGACGACGGCTCGCTCTTTGATGGGCGGGTCTGGTCGGTCGCTTTTACAGACGGGACGACTGAGAAGGGGGTCGTGCTGCAGTCGGAAGACAATGTCAGCACGATGGACACATCTCGCACAGGTCAGAGCATTAGTGCTGTTCTGATCACGGATGATGCGGGCAGCCTCGATGGGCGAGCTGACATGGACTCGTTCATCTCTGGTGGGGTGCGAATCGATTGGATCAACGCACCTAGTGTTGCCTACGAAATCTCAGTCGTCATGTTCTTTGGCGACGATATTGAAGTTGCCGTAGGTTCTGAGGTGCCACCAGCGATTGGTGCAGGCACCACAGCTGTGAACGTTGGGTTCAAGCCAGACATGTTATTCACATTGTCTGGCTATATGGACTTCAATGCAATACCGTCCAACTTGCTTGTTGGAAACTTTGCGTTGACAGTTCGGACCCCAGGTGATGGTTCGGAGTCAAGAGGCATCTCTTGGATTGCTGAGACCGGGGCCTCGACCAGTGAAAACGGCGGTATGCGTTACCGCAACCTTGGTCAAAGTGCACGGCCAGCAACAAACATCTTCCCTTCAACTGAGCTGGACTCTTGGACTTCTACAGGATTTGAGATCAGCTCTGATATTGGAGATTTTGGAGACACAGGCAGTGGCCCAAGGATTGGCTACCTGGCTATTAGGTTTCCAGACAACGCAGTTGCGCTTGCACATTACAACACTGACGCCACTACGGGCACAGAAGCTTTCACGGGTGTTGGCTTCAAACCGCAAGCGTTCCTGGGGCTTTTCCAGGTAGACAACTATGGCTGGCCTGACTCTGCCGTCACCTACAACAATGATATGGGTGGTGGCGGGCTACTGTTTGCGAACGACCGGGGCGAAGAAACCTGTATTGGCCACACAGAACAGGAAGCACAGAGCACCTCAAATAACTCAAGCTTCTTAGACGGCAGCCAAAGTTTCAACTTCACCAACCACCGCAAGGTGAAAGTTTTTGAAGCAGATGTTGACTCTTGGGACAGCGATGGCTTCACGCTGAACAAAACAACAGACGCTGCTTCAGGACACACGTTCGCGGTCCTCCTCTTAGAGCAAGACACCTATAGCGGCACAGGTAGTGGCAATCTGCCGCTTCTGACTGGCTCAGGGTCTGGTGACCTCACTTTCTCGGGAAGTGGGTCAGGCAACCTGCCGTTGCTGCAAGGTTCTGCCTCGGGTCAACAAGTCTTCTCAGGGACCGCTGACGGGTCCCTGCCGTTGCTGCAGAGCGCAGCGGCGGGTTCGCTGGTTTTCAGCGGCACAGCCACAGGCGACCTACCGCTCCTGCTGGGCACAGCGGCAGGTTCGCTGACGTTTACGGCCACAGCGACGGCCGTCCTGCCCTTGCTGCAGGGCACAGCCTCTGGACTGCTGGCCTTTTCGGCTAGTGGGGCTGGAACGTTACCGCTGTTGTCAGGAACGTCCAGTGGACTGCTGGCCTTTTCGGCTAGTGGGGCTGGAAC